TGGCTTCGTCGGTGGCTGGCAACATCCGCCAGACGGTCGGCACCGGTGCGGGCACTTCGCCCTGCCTGCGCGTGATCCAACTGGTGCCTGACACCGCCGTCACGGTGGCTACTGCGCTGTCCTCGTCTCCCTCGGGCGCGACGACCTTCACGGTTCCGTCGACCACGGGCATCGTCCCGGGCATGCAGTGCGTCATCGACGGCATCAGCGGCACCACGGCGGGCTCTCCGGGCAGCAACCTGACGGTCACGGGTGTGGTCACCAGCACCAACACCATCACGGTCAGCGCCAGCGTCACGGCCTCCAGCGGCACCTCGGTTAGCTTCATCGGCTACCCCGAAGTCATCGTCGGCTGGAACTTCGGTTACCACTCGTACTTGCTCGCCGCTGGCGTCTGAGGAGTCTGAATCATGGCAATTTCTCGTGCACAGCTCCTCAAGGAGCTTCTCCCCGGCCTGAACGCCTTGTTCGGCATGGAGTACAAGCGCTACGCCGAGGAGCACAAGGAGATCTACGAAACGGAGACCTCCGACCGCTCGTTCGAAGAGGAGACCAAGCTCGCTGGTTTCTCTGCCGCTCCGGTGAAGTACGAAGGTCAGGCCATTGCGTATGACAACGCGCAGGAAGCCTGGACCGCTCGTTACAACCACGAGACCATCGCTATGGGCTTCTCCATCACCGAAGAGGCGATGGAAGACAACCTGTACGACAGTCTGAGCACGCGCTACACCAAGTCGCTGGCTCGGGCTATGGCCTACAGCAAGCAGGTCAAGGCCGCGAACATCCTGAACAACGGCTTCAACGCTGCCTTCCCGGGCGGTGATGGTGTCTCGCTGTTCAGCACTGCCCACCCGCTGGTCTCCGGGGGTACCAACAGCAACCGTCCTTCGGTGGCTACGGACCTGAACGAGACCGCGTTGGAGAACGCAGTGATCCAGATCGCTGCGTGGACGGATGAGAAGGGCCTCTTGATCGCTGCCAAGCCCCGGAAGCTGATCATCCCCCCGGCCCTGATGTTCGTCGCAACCCGCCTGCTGGAGACCAACCTCCGCGTCGGCACCACCGACAACGACATCAACGCGCTGAAGAACAACGGCTCGATCCCGGAAGGGTACACCGTCAACCACTTCTTGACCGACCCGAACGCGTGGTTCCTGACCACTGACGTTCCGAACGGCCTGAAGCACTTCGTGCGCGTCCCGATGTCCACCTCGATGGACGCTGACTTCGACACGGGGAACAACCGCTACAAGGCCCGCGAGCGTTACTCGTTCGGCTGGTCTGACCCGCTGGGCGTGTACGGCTCCCCCGGCGCGAGCTGAGCGGCTCCGGCGTGATCCAAGGCCCCTTCGGGGGCCTTTTCTTTTTGGGCCAAGTGTGCTAGGCTCGGGCTACGCCCGCAAGGGCCCCCGGGCACCATGACCGGCCTATCGACTGTCCCGGCAGACGCCCCTCACGACGGTAGGCACAACTGAGGAAAAGCCATGAGCTTCTCAACCTTCTCCGGCCCGCTCCGCTCGGGCACCCAGCGCTACAACCCTGGCCGCAATACGGGTCTGGTGCTGCTTACGCAGTCCGCTACCATCAACATGTCGGGTGTGGCGTTGACTTCTGCGGCTCCGGCTCAGAATTTGTTCACGCTGCCTGCGGGGTCGAAGATCGTCTCGATCATCGCCGACAAGACCGTGGCGCTGGCGGGCAACTCCATCTCGCAGGTTGCGATGATTGTGGGCAATGCGTCGGACGACAACCAGTATCTGGAGTCGGTGAATCTGGCAACGACCAAGGGCCGTGCGGCTCAGGCTACGGTCGACGCGGGGCTTCAAGTGGACGACTGCGACAACATCGGCACCTCTGATGTCATGCTTCAAGCCACGTTCACGGCGACGACGGGCAACGCCACGTCGGGACAGATTGTCGTCACGGTGAGCTACGTCCAGCGTCAGCCTGATGGTTCAGTGAACCCGACCGCCTTCCAAGACTGACGTTGACGCCCCTCCGGGGGCGTTCTCCTATTGGAGTTCACCATGATGCAGACTGACGTCAAATCAGCGCACCTAGAAGCTACGGGCTCCCTTGTTTCGGGGCGGGTGCGGCTGAAAGGCTACCAGTGCCTTTCTGGTGGTACAGCCGGTGACATCATCTTCACCGATGGCACCGCTACGGGGCTTGAGCGTTTGCGCTTCAATGTCCCCGCAAACACCAACAACCCCTTTGCCAACTTGATCCCCGGAGAGGGGATTCTGTTTGAAAACGGCGTTTATGTGACGCTGCCTACTGCGGCCAAAGTCACCATTTTCTATGGCTAAGACACCTGCGTGGACGCGTAAGGAAGGCAAGTCTGAAGCCGGGGGTCTCAACGCCAAAGGCCGCGCCAGCTACAACGCAGCCAACCCGGGCAAGCCGGGGTTGAAGGCCCCGCAGCCTGAAGGCGGGCCTCGTCGTGACTCCTTTTGTGCCCGGATGAAAGGCATGAAGGCGAAGCTGACAAGCTCCAAAACGGCAAAAGACCCAAACTCCCGTATCAACAAATCCTTGCGTGCATGGAAGTGCTGAAATGGATGCGACGCTCCTATGGAACACCCTCCTGACGGTGCTATTGGGCGTGGTGGCGTTCTTCATGGCCGCTAAGTTCCGTGAACTTGACCGCTTGAGCATCCTGTTGAACAGGACACGCGAGGAAGTTGCCCGGGACCATCTCACCCGCGCAGAGTTTCGTCAGGACATGAAAGAGTTGCTCGAACGCTTTGACAGGCTCGAAGTCAAGATCGACAATCTCAAGAACCGCCCCAACCCGGGCTGACCCTCACTGGAGTTCAAGATGGCAACGAAAAGCGGATCTGGATGGCAGATGGTCCCTGACCCGGACTACAAGGACGGCAAGCCGACCCCACCGCAGCCCCCTGCGCCACCCCCGCCCAGCAAGCGCAAACCTGCTCCCAAGAAGTACACCAACGGCGGTGTGACTCGGGCCGACGGTTGCATAACCAAGGGCCCTACCAGAGGAAGGAAGGTGTGAGATGATGAAGAAGCCCCCGATGTCCGCCAAGATGCCCCCCAAGGCGAAAGGCAAGAAGGAACTTCCGTTCTTCATGAAGAAGGACGGCAAAGCCAAACCCAAGAAGATGATGGGCGGCGGTAGCTGCAAGTGAGGTAGAGATGCGTACCACCTACACCGGCCCGGTCAAAGACCGTGGCGAAGACGCCCAAGGGCGTGCCAAGGTCAGCCGCGAGGAACTTGCGGACTTCAAGCGCAAGTACGGCGCAGACAAGACTCTGCGGGATCTGTTGAACGCGGACAAGACGGGCAAGGCTCCGGCGTCTGCCGCCCCTGCGGGACCACGCCGCAAGTCTATGCCGGACCCTACTCCTATGCTGGAGCGAATGAAGGATCGTGCAGCACGTGGTGAGCGCGTGGCGAGCAACGAGGAAGAACGTGAACGTGCCAAGGGTCGTACTTTGGCCGCGCTGGGCGCAATGCCTGGGGTAGGTGCAGCCTCCAAGCTGGCGGGCGCAGCCAAGAGCGCAGCGTCGAAGGCGGCTCCTCGTGTTGAATCGCGTGTTGGACGTCCGGTGACTACCAAGCTGGACGACGCCGCTGCGGCGTTCTCGCGCCCGCAGGCTCGGCAGGCGTCGAAGGACACGGGGTATACCCGTGAGCCATCCAAGACGACGCCTCCCCAACCGACTCGGGCACCGAAGCCCCGTGACGAAATCATCAAGCGTCAGGCGCAGATGCGCGAGGGCCGCAAAGCCACGGAAGACTACGCCCGTGACGTCATGGAGCGCGGTGCCGAGATGGGCTTCAAGAAGGGCGGCATGACCAAGGGTGGCGGGTGCGAGACTCGCGGCAAGAAGGCAAGGTACGTCTGATGCGCGCGTCCCGTGGCATGGGATGTATCCGCCCCGAGTTGATCAAGTCCCGGGCTTCGGCCCCGGGATACGCCAAGGGCGGCGAGACGAAATCAACTCCCAAGAATGCCTCTTTGTGGTCTCAGGTCAAGTCTGAGGCCAAAAGCAAGTTCGACGTGTACCCGAGCGCCTACGCCAACGCGTGGGCCGCGAAGGAGTACAAGAAGCGCGGTGGGTCTTGGGGCGGTGCTGACAACCGGGTGAAGCGTGGCTAAGGGCGGACTCGGCAAGTGGTTTGGCGAGAAGTGGGTCGACGTGAAGACGGGCAAGGCCTGCGGTCGCTCAGGGGAGGAGAAGTCCTCCCGCGCCTATCCCGCATGCCGCCCTGCCAAAGCCGCGAGCAAGCTCTCCACTGCCCAGCGCAAGACGATGGCACAGCGCAAAACGGGCCCTGCTAGGCAGTCTTGGCCGGTGAGTCCTTCGGGGAAGAAACGGAGTGCATGATGGCGAAGAATTGGATCGCAGGAGCCATAAAGTCCCCGGGTTCTTTGCGCAAATCCCTTGGTGTCAAGGGCGACAAGCCCATCCCAGCCAAGAAACTCGCCGCAGCCGCCAAGGCTCCCGGTAAGATGGGTCAGCGTGCGCGTCTGGCGCAGACGCTGAAAGGGTTCAAGAAGTGACTACCTCCGGCACCACAACATTCAACCTTGACCTCAACGAAGCGGTCGAGGAAGCCTTCGAGCGCTGTGGTGCTGAGCTGCGCACGGGTTATGACTTGCGCACGGCGCGGAGATCGCTGAACCTGCTGTTCGCAGACTGGGCGAACCGTGGTGTGAACATGTGGACGTTCAACCAAGCGGTCATCAACCTGACCCAAGGCGTCAACACCTACCCATTGCCCTCTGACACCGTCGACCTCCTCGAACACGTCATCAGGACCGGTGCAGGCAACGTCAGTACGCAGGCTGACCTGACCATCACGCGCATTTCGATCTCTACCTACTCGTCCATCCCCAACAAGCTCCAGCAGGCGCGGCCCATTCAGGTACTGGTGAACCGGAACTCCAATGCGACGTACCCTGCGGGCAGCAGCTACTCGCCGGGGGCAACGGCTTCACCGAGCATCACCGTGTGGCCCACTCCGGACCAGACCGGCGTCTACCAGTTCGTCTACTGGTACTTGCGAAGGGTCCAAGACGCTGGTGCAGGCGGCGGTTACACGCAGGACATCCCCTTCCGCTTCCTCCCGTGTTTGGTCTCTGGTTTGGCGTACTACTTGGGCCTCAAGATCCCCGGTGCTATCGACCGTCTCCCTGTCCTTAAGGAGCAGTACGACGCTGATTGGGACCGCGCCAGTTCAGAGGACCGCGAGAAGGCAGCAGTGCGGTTCGTCCCAAGGCAACAATTCATTTCCTGAGTTGTCATGTCTAACCGCTTCGCAAACGGAAGAAAGGCGTTCGGCTTTTGCGACGTCTGTGGCTTTCGCTTTGACCTGAAGCGACTGAAGAACCTCGTCGTCAAGACGAAAGAGACACAGATCAAAGCTTGTCCGCAGTGCTGGACGCCGGATCAGCCGCAGTTGCAGTTGGGTATGTACCCGATTGCAGACCCGCAGGCTATTCGCAACCCCCGTCCGGACACCAACACTTGGTTCCAGTCCGGTGTCAACGCGTTGAACAACGTCAGCGAAGGGATGCTGGTCATCCAGTGGGGTTGGGCTCCGATTGGCGGTGCGAGAGACTTCACTGATCCGTTGACACCGAATACGCTTGTTGGTGTAGGACAGGTTGGTCAGGTGACTTTTGCGCCGTGGACTTCCGTACTCTTTACCACGCCCGGTACGTACGCTTGGACGGCTCCGGTAGGTGTCACGCAGGTGTATGTCTTGTGTGTTGGCGGCGGAGGAAGTGGCGGACCTGTTGCGGGTACTGGAAATCCGGGAGTTGCGTCTAGTTTTGACACGTTTTTTGCGGGTGGCGGCGGCGCGGGGGCAAGTACTGGCGGCGGTGCAGGAGGGACGGGCACTACGTTAAGCGCAACTGTCTTTGGCGGTAACGGCGGTGCAGGCAGTAACAGGGTAAGTATTTTTTCTGGCGGCGGTGGCGGGGCGGGCGGGTACGCAGGTAACGGTGGAAATGGCGGCAGCTATCTTGGTCTTGGCGGAGTTGCAGGGACTGGCGGCGGCGCGGGCGGCGGCGGCGCGTTTCTTTCATACGGAGTTGGTGGCGGTGGCGTAGGTCTGAGTGGGCAGGGCGCAAACGGCACAGGGGGCGGATTCGGCGGAGGGGGTTCTGGCGGAGAAACCTCTGTAGGTCAGAACGGGGCGTTGTACGGCGGTGGTGGTGGCGGTTCTGGTTTATCAGCGTCGGCTGGTGGCGGTGGCGGCGGTGGTGGACTTCGCTGGACATTCCTGACAGTCACCCCCGGAACTACGTATCCTGTTGTTGTCGGCGCAGGCGGTGTTGTTGCAAATTCGGGTAGCGGTGGCGGCGGAGCAGTCCGCATCAACTACCTCCCAGTTCCCTAAACCGCTGGTCAGCGGTATCATTCAAGCGGGCGCAGCCCGAAGGAGTTCAAGATGAAAGACGCGATGAAGGCCCTCCGGGCGCATGCCAAGAAGCCCGCTGGTGTGGCGCACGGCCCCGGCGCGAAGCTCGCCCAGGGCGGTGTCACCACGAAAATGGCGCAGGATATGGGCCGCAACATGGCCCGCGCACGCAACCAAGGCCCGGTCGGGCGCAAGAAGGGGTGAACCCATGATGAAGGCCAAGCCGGTCCCTACGCCCGTTGTGGGCGTCGCTGAGCGCACTCCCTTGCGCCTTGTTGTCGGTGCTGAGTCGACCGCCCCCTGCCCGCCGGTGAAGACCTCCGGGATCAAGGTCCGGGGTGGCAAGGCTCAGACCAAGGGCTTCATGGCCCGAGGACCGATGGCGTGAACTACACCCAGCTCAAGACCGCTGTTGAGGATAGCGTCGAGAACACGTTCTCGGACACGGACTTTGCCACGCTGACGAGGCTGGCCGAGGACAAGATCTACAACAGCGTACAGCTCCCGGCGCTCCGCAAGAACGTCACGGGCGACTTGAGCGCGGGCAACCAGTACCTCGCTGCCCCCAACGACTTCTTGTCGGTCTTCTCGATGGCGGTGTTTCCTGCCGCAGGCGGAGAGTACACGTTCCTGCTGAACAAGGACGTCAACTTCATTCGGGAGTCGTACCCGAACCCGGCGACGACGGGCGTGCCGCGCTACTACGCGCTCTTCGGCCCGGTGTACAACCTGCCGACCGAGCTGACGTTCATCCTGGGCCCGACACCTGTGGCGGGGTACAAGGCGGAGCTGCACTACTTCTACTACCCCGAGAGCATCGCTACTGCGGGTACGTCATGGATTGGCGACAACTTTGAGTCGGTGCTGTTCAACGCGGTCATGGTTGAAGCGGGTCGGTTCATGAAGGAAGAGGCGGACATCATGACGATGTACCAGAACCAGTTCAATGAGTCGTTCCTGCTGCTCAAGAACCTTGGTGATGGGAAAAATAGAGGGGATACGTTTAGAAACGGTCAGGTACGGAACCCCGTCAAATGAACGAACGCCTAACACGACAAAATGCGATAGCCAAAGGGCTTCCTACCTGTTACGGCTCGCCCTGCAAAAAACATCCTGAATTGGAAGGGCTTCGTAGGGTTTCCGGCGCTTGCGTGCAGTGTGCTAAAGAGACACTGGTTAAGTGCAGGAAAAATAACCCTGAAAAACTCAGGGAATGGACAAAAACACAGTATGTAAAACAACGGCAAAACCCAGAGTTTGTTGTTAAAAAGCGGGAACTAGACCGTCAATACCAAAAGCAAAACCGCGAAAAGATGAGTTTGCGTGTTAAGGAGTGGATGACTGCGCATCCTGAAAAAGCCAAAGAGTATGCTGCTGCGCACCGCCAACGACATCCTGGCGCAAAGAATGCGGATACAGCTAAGCGGCGTGCGGCAAAACTTCTGCGGACACCAAAATGGCTTAGTAGTGACGATCTTTGGGTAATCCAAGAGGCTTATAAACTGGCCGCATTGAGGACAAAAATGTTCGGTTTTGTGTGGCACGTTGACCACATCATACCGTTGCAAGGTGCGCTTGTTTCGGGCCTGCACGTCCCAGAAAATTTGCAGGTTATCCCTTGGATTGATAACATACGCAAAGGTAACAGTCTCGTAGAGGGAGTTGCGTGATGCCAATCCTCCAAGGCATGTGTTCGTCGTTCAAGCAGGAGTCTTGGCTTGGTATTCATGACCTCGACACTGACACGCTGAAGCTCGCGCTCTACACCGCTGCGGCAAACCTGAGCCAAGCCACGACGGTTTACACTGCCACGGGGGAAGTGTCTGGTGCGGGGTACATCGCGGGTGGTATCCCCCTCGTCAATGTCCAAGTCCTCCTCTCCGGTACGACGGCCTACGTCACCTTCGACAACCCGGTGTTCACCAACGCCTCATTCGTCTGCCGGGGCGGGCTGATCTACAACGAGACCAAGGCCAACCGCGCCATCGCGGTGCTGGACTTTGGTGCGGATAAGACGGCGTCAGGTACTTTCACCATTCAACTCCCTGCGGCAACAGCCGCTTCTGCGCTGTTGCGCTTTGCATAGGAAACCATCATGTTCGACAAATCCAGAGCGGGCGGTGTCTTCAAGATCACTTGCCACGACCCTCAAGGCAACCTGAAGTGGGAGACGCAGTCTCACAACCTCGTTGTAAACCAGGGGTTGCAGGACATGAATACCAAGTACTTCACTGGCAGTGGGTACTCTGCGGCATGGTTTGTTGGTTTGATCACAGGACCTACTCCTGCAACAATTACCGCAACAGACACGCTAGCCAGTAAAGCGTGGACTGAGTTTACTAGTTACACGGGCAACCGTAAAGCCGCGGTCTTTGGTACTGCTACGACGGCAGACCCGTCGGTAATCAACAACACCGCATCTAAAGCGCAGTTTGCAATCACATCCTCTGGTGATGTTGTGGGCGCTTTCTTGTGCGCGGCGGCTACAGGTACTCCGACACTGTTTTCTGCTTCGAATTTTTCGTCTCCCGGAAACCGAACGGTGGCTAATGGCGATCAACTAAATGTTGAGTACACCTTTAGCCTTGAAGCCTGATCTTCAACAACTCTGAAAAGGCACCCGTCTAGGCGGGTGTTTTGCTTTTAAGCCATGATCAAAATCGATTTCTCCTTCGACACTCCTCACGGCAAGTTTGCCGATGCTCTTCATCTGCCTGATGATCACGGCTTCACAGAGGCTGAAATCCAGGCGATGAAGGAGCAGCGCCGAGATAACTGGATTGCTGTGGTGACTGCGCCGCCTGTTGAGGCTGAGCCTGAGACGACCAAAGAGGTTGCTGGCGAGGTGTATCAGAAACTAGAGGTCGTTCCGCCTGCGGGAGCCAAGCTGGTTGAGATCGACGGCGTCTGGTACTACAAGGTGTAAGAGATGCCTGCGGCAAAGCCCAAAGTTACTTTGACTTGCAAACACTGTGAAAAGGTGTTTGAAGTTCAGCCGTGGGCTGCCAAAGGCCGGAAAAAGTTTTGCAGTAAGCCCTGCTTTTTTGCGGGTAGAGAACTAAAAGGGTTGTTTACAAAAGGACATCCTGACTTGGTACCCACAGAAAAAAGAGGACATACTGACGAAACTTGCCAAAAAATCTCAGAAATTCAGCGAAAAAATCAGGTATGCGGTCCGGAGCACCCAAATTGGCGTGGAGGTAAGCGATCAGAGCGTAAACAAGCTATGTCTCAGTTTCCGTATCGAGATTGGAGAAAAGCTGTTTTTACAAGAGACAACTGGACCTGTCAAATCTGTAGCGTTCGTGGTGGATATCTGGAAGCTGACCACATTAAACCATGGTGCTCTTTTCCGGAGTTGCGGTATGCCGTTGACAATGGTAGAACTGTGTGCAGACCATGTCATATGCAATTAGACACGCACGGGCACAAGGCGTTGAAATTTAAGGAGAGCTAAAATCGCAGATCGTTTTTGGGTTGGTGGTACAGCAGCTTGGGACGGCACTGCCGGAACCAAGTGGTCAACTACGTCTGGCGGCGGCGGCGGGGCAAGCGTTCCTACCAGCGCTGATGATGTGTTCTTCACGAATCTGTCCACCGGCACCTGCACCATCTCCAGCGGCAACACTGGTGCCAAGTCCATCAACTGCACAGGGTTTACGGGGACGTTGGCGGGTAGTGCAGCCATCACCGTATCTGGCAGCGTCACGCTCGTGGCAGGGATGACGGTGACGTACAGCGGTACGCTGACGTTGAACGGTACAGGGACGTTGACGACGGCAGGGAAGACGCTGGGGCCAGTGACGATCAACGGGTCAGGCATCACTGTGACGTTGGGGGATGCGCTGAATATTGGCGGTAATGCACTTACTGTAACTCAGGGCACTTTTAATACGGCAAACTATAGCATCACAGCATTTGCTCTTTCTTCCACTAATAACAATATTCGCACTATTACTCTTGGTTCATCTACACTTACTCTTAGTGCAAATCAACCTGTTGATTTTTTGACGCCGACAAATCTAACGTTCAACGCCGGGACTTCACAAATCAATGTGAGCGGTACAACTGCTGAGGTACGTTCAGGAGGTCAAACCTTTTACAATCTTTCGTATACTAATACGACCGCAAATACAAGAAGCATTTTTTCTGCGGAATCTGGTTCAACGTTCAACAATATATCTGTTGCTGGACCGGCAACGGCTGGTGTGGTCCAGTTAAATATTAATGCTCCGCAAGTTGTCGTAAACGGCACCCTCTCCACCACCGGCACCGCAGGCAACCGCAGAGTCTGGTTTCGTTCAAACACCTACGGCATCGCCCAAACCCTCACCATCAACTCAGCCCCAAGCCTGACCGACGCAGACTTCCGAGACATCTACGTCATCGGCACAGCCGCGCCCATCAGCGGCACGCGTGTTGGCGACCTACGTGGGTGCAGAGGCATCACCTTCGACACGCCGAAGACGGTGTATTGGAACTTGGCTGCTGGCGGCAACTGGTCTGCCAATGCTTGGGCTGCAAGCTCTGGTGCGGGTGTCAGCACAAACAACTTCCCGTTGGCGCAGGATACGGCTGTCATCGAGAACACGGGGTTGAATACGTCGGCTACGGTGCAGATTGATTCTGCTTTGGCAACGCACATATCCAGCGTAAACATGTCAACGCGAACAAACGCGATGACTATTACAATGAACGTTGGGACAACGTGTTACGGTAACTGGACAAACGGTTCGGGCACTTCCGTTACAGGCTTTGTTACTCTAACGTTCTCTGGCCGAAACACGCAGACCATCACTAGCGCAGGCAAAACATTTGCCGGTGGCATCACAGTCGACACCTACGGCGGCACCGTTGAACTCGCTGACGCGCTAAACATCGGTGGTAACACCCTCACCATCACCAACGGCACCTTAGACACCAAGAACTACAACGTCACCGCAGGCTCTCTGTCGTCCAGCAACAGCAATGTCAGAACGATAACATTGGGGTCGAGTACGATAACATCGGCTGGTACTACGCCAATAAATTTTGCTACTTCAACAAACCTTACGTTTAACGCTGGCACATCGTCGTTTAATTTTACGTCTAGCATTGCTAGTATCAATGGTGGAGCAGGGGTTGCGTTTTATAACGTAACATTAGGAGATACTTCGGCAAACAGCAGAAGTGTATTAGGTGCGAATACATTTAACAATTTGACGGTGCCTGCTGGAGCGGCAGCGGGCAGTATTGTTCAAGTCTCGTTTAATGCTAATCAAACCATCACCGGCACCCTCACCGTCGCCGGTGCCACAGCCGTCCGCCGCATCTTCGTCCGCTCTGACACCCTCGGCACCACACGCACACTCACCGTAGGAACCCTAGCCGCCACAGACTGCGACTTCCGCGACATCACCATTGCAGGCACCGCAGCAGGCTCTTCTCCGACCCGTGCAGGCGACTGTGGCGGCAACAGCGGCATCACCTTCCCTGCGGCCAAGACCGTCTATTGGAACCTTGCAGGGGCGCAGAGCTGGAGCGCTACCGCTTGGGCACCAAGCTCTGGAGGCAGTCCTGACATCAACAACTTCCCGTTGGCGCAAGACACGGCGGTGTTTGATGACACAGGTAGTGCAGGGACGGTGACGATCAATACTGTTTGGAACATCGGAACGTTTGATGCGTCGGCACGGACTAGTGCGATGACGTTTAGCACTGGCATAACTGACGATCATAAGTTTTATGGCGATCTTACTTTTTCTTCCTCTGTAACAATTACTACGGGCGGTGCGTTCTCCTCTTTTTCCGGTAATAAAACACAGACTATTAATTTAAATGGCGCTTCTTGGGGCGGTGGCGCGATACAAATAAACAAATCACCGGAATCAAAACTGCAACTTGCGGCGGCAATAGCTTTAGCTACACGTTCTTTTAATCTAAATACAGGTGAGTTCGATGCCGTTACGTACAACGTGACTGCCGCAAGTTTTACAGCTTCGGCCGGTACGCGTCTTAGAATGGGCTCTGGCACATGGACGCTAGCGGGAACTTCTGTTGTTTGGTCCGGTAGTACCAGTGTGAATTTCTACAAAGGCACCGCTGACATCGTCCTATCCAACACCAGCACTTCTGCCCGCACCTTCGAGGGTGGCGGCCTCTCATACAACAAACTCACCATCGGCGGCACCACCGGCACATCTACCCTCACCATCAACGGCAACAACCAATTCACAGAACTTGCCAGCACCAAAACCGTAGCTCACACCATTGCCCTTGGCACCACAACGCAGACCTTCGGCAAATGGACGGTGACGGGCACAGCAGGCAACGTCGTCACGCTCACCGGCACAGGCACCAGCCATGTCATCGCTGGCTCTGCTACCTCGGGCATCGACTACCTTGCGATGGGCTCAATTGGTTTCTCAGCCGTTACAAGCCTAGGTGAGTTCTACGCAGGGGCTAATAGCACAGGCACGGCTGCAGCGCCTGTCTACCGCACAGCGCCCCCTGCTGCACGCACGCTCTACTGGGTGGGCGGCACGGGGAACTGGAGTGACACGGCTCGGTGGGATACGTCTTCGGGCGGCGGTGGTGGAGCGGCCATCCCGACCAGCTTGGACGATGTGGTGTTTGATGCTGCCTCCAACGCCACAGCCTACACCTCAACGGTAAACGCCAACATCCGCTGCAACAAGCTGACCATTGCTGGCCCCACCTCGGGCAACGTGACGCTGGCAGGCTCATTTTCGCTCATCATTCACGACGATGTGACGCTACCGGCTACAGGTTTGACGCGGACGTTTACAGGTGCCTTATATTTATCTGGGTCTACGTCAGGGAAAACTATAACCACCAATGGCGTGACGTTGGCATCAGGAATTATTGTTAATGGTGTTGGGTGTGAATGGGCGTTGGGTAGTGAGTTAAATACAGGCAATAACTCCTTTATTGTAACCAACGGGTTATTTGACTGCGACACCTACAATCTGACGGCTAATGTTTCTAGCGACAACGGAAATTCTAGAACCATTGATTTTGGCTCAGGCACAATCACAATACTCGGCAGCACGCCACTTACCTTTGGTACAACAGAAACAAACGCCGCAAACCTGACCGTCACAGCGGGCACAGCACAAATTAACTGCTCTGCTTCTTCCCCCACCTTCTCAGGCAACGGCAAAACCTTCTACAACGTCGCCTTCACCAGCACATCCGCAGGCACCGTCACCATCAACGGAGCCAACACCTTCAACAACCTATCCTTCACCGGCATCACCTCTGCTGGTCTAAAGATCATCAGCGTCACAGCCAACCAGACCATCACAGGTACCTTCACCTGCTCAGCAGGCACCAACGCCACGATGCGTCACTTCGTTCGCTCTGACACCATCGGCACCGCACGCACGCTCACCTGCGCTGCCGTTTCCCTCACTGACGTTGACTTCAGAGACATCACCATAGCCGGTGTAGCAGCGCCAGCAACAGGCACGCGCATCGGAGATTGCAAAGGCAACAGCGGCATTACGTTCACGGCTGCGGCGAACAAGTATTGGAACCTTGCTGCTGGCGGCAACTGGGGCGGTGCTATTGGATGGGCTACAGGCAGCGGCGGCACGCCAAACATCAACGACTTCCCGCTTGCCCAAGACACCTGCTTCTTTGAAGCTACGGGGTTGAACAGCGGCGCCACCATCACCATCAACCAGAGCTACAACATCGGCACCATCGACATGTCGGCTAGGACGACGAATACGATGACGCTAGCCTGTTCGTTAGTTCCTGATTTATACGGCAACTGGCTTAACGGAACAGGGACAACGCTCTCCGGTGTTGGTACTATTTTTTTCCGCGGTCGCGGTAACCAAACAATAACTAGCGCAGGCGTTGCGTATGCGTTTGCGTGTAGTGTCATCAGTATTGGCGGGTCAGTTACACTACAAGACGCTTTTGTCGGTGTAAGAGGCATCGCAGTTAATAGCGGTATTTTTGACGCAAACGGGTATAATGTTACCGTCTCGACAGCCACTATCGAAACATCTGTGACAACTACAAGAACTATTGCCGTGGGGTCAGGAACATGGACTCTTGGCAGTTCTGGGACGGTTTGGAATGCAACAACCTCCACCAATCTCACCGTCACCGGCACCGGCACCATCAGCCTCACCTCCGCATCTGCCAAGACCTTCGCAGGCGGCGGCAAAGACTACTCCGGCATCACCCTCAACCAAGGCGGCGCAGGCACACTGACCATCAGCGGCAACAACACCTTCGCCAACATCACCAACACCTACAAAGCCACTGGTGCCACCGCCATCAACTTCGGCACAACGACACAGCGGGTGGGCAGCTTCACTGCCACGGGTGAAGCCGGTAGAGTGTTGACGCTGACGGGGACTTCTGCTTCCTCCCCCGCGACGCTGGTGCTGACCTCGGGCACGGTGACCGCGCCTGACTACCTGACGATCACCGGCATCCGCGCCTACGATCTGAACACCACGTGGTACGCCGGGGCCAACTCGACCAACAACGGCTCGCTGGGCTGGCTGTTCGAGGCTTCGGGCGGTACGACGTTCAACGTCTCCTTCTCCGACACCGCCACGGGCTCGGACGCAGTCTCCGCCTCGTTCGCCTTCAACGCGTCCTTCTCCGACACGGCCACGGGTGCTGACACCGTTTCCGCAGGCCCTGCGTTCAACGTCTCCTTCTCCGACACGGCCACGGGTGCTGACACCGTTGCCGTCGCAGCCTCGACCTTCGGCGCGGCCATCTCCGACACGGCCACGGGTGCCGACGCAGTCTCCTCCACGGGGACTTTCAATGTCTCGGTGAGCGATACCGCTACGAGTGCTGACACCGTTGCCGTCGCAGCCTCGACCTTCGGTGCAGCCTTCTCCGACACTGCCACAGGGGTGGATGCCTTCAGCGCCACTGCCGCGTTCAGCGCAGCCTTCTCCGACACCGCCACGGGCGCGGACAGCCTGCTGGCCGGGCTCTCCTTCAGCGCAGCCTTCTCCGACACTGCCACGGGGGCAGACGCGGTCTCCACGATTGCCACGCTCGGCGTCGAGTTCTCGGACGCAGCCACAGGTGCGGACGCAGTCTCCGCTGCCGCAACGCTCAACGTGTTCTTCTCCGACACGGCCTCGGGGCTTGACGCCCCTGCCGTCGCTGCGTCGACCTTCAACGCGAGCTTCAGCGCCTCAGCGATTGGGCAGGACACCCCTGCCGTGGCCGGTTCGACCTTCAGCGTCTCGTTGAGCGAGACAGGCGCGATCACCGACGTCGTCGTTGGAGGCTACCTCTGGAATCCGATAGATGACACCCAGAGCGCAAACTGGCAGAATGTGATAACGGCGCAGTCCCCGGGATGGGTGCAGATCAACGACGCGCAGGGCCCGAACTGGGTCGAGATCCAAACTTGAGGTCATCATGGCAAGTTACACCGCACTGCTCAAACTGACGCAGCCGGATCTGGGCGCTACGGGCTGGGGCACCACGGTCAACAGCGGTGTGACCGCGCTTGTTGAGCAGGCTGTTGCGGGTGCAATCAGCGTAGCGGTGACCACCGCAGGACCGAACACGCTTAGTGCGATTGCCAGTGGCGCTTCATCCGATGCGCGGAATCAATTCATCGTCCTCACGGGCACCTTGTCGGGACCTGCCACCCTCACCGTCCCCGCTGCGCCGGGTGCGACAAGCTCCAAGCTGTACTTCATCAAGAACAGCGCAGGAGATGCCGTCACGGTAACGACGTCTGGCGGCACCAGCGTCAGCGTGCCCAACGGCAGATCGATGATGCTCAAGGTCACCACCGCAGGGGTGGAAGAGGCGATGACGCACGTGGCGTCGCTGACCCTTGGAACCGCTCTTGCCGCGACCTCTGGGGGCACTGGGCAGAGCAGCTACGCTGTGGGTGATCTGCTGTACGCGGGCACAACCACGACGCTGGCCAAGCTCGCCAGTGTCGCCACGGGCAACGTGTTGCGTGCCGGGGGTGTGGGTACCGCGCCTGCTTGGGGCAAGGTCGCCTTGACGACGGACGTGACGGGCATTCTGCCCGCCGCCAACGGCGGCACTGGGCTTTCGGCTCCGGGCACTGCGGGCAACGTGCTGCGCTCGGATGGTGCGGGGAACTGGGTGAGCGGCACGCTCGCCTCCGCGACGACGTCGGCTGAAGGCCTTGTCGAACTCGCCACCGACGCCGAGGTGCGGACTGGCACCGACACCACGCGGGCGATCACGCCCGATGCGCTGCGCAAGGGTGCGTTGGTGTTGGATACCGTTCAAGCAAGCACTAGCGGTACACAAATTGATTTCACGGGAATACCCGCCTGGGTCAAGCGAATTACCGTGATGTTTGCGGGTGTAAGCACCAACGGAAGCAATTTTATTGACATCCAAATCGGTGATTCTGGGGGTATAGAAACTACAGGGTATACCGGCGCTCAGACAAACATCATAGGTGGTGGTACTGGGGGTAATAACTATAGCGGTGACGCGTTTGAGCTTCGTTACAACGGTACTGTGTACACTCTTTCAGGCCATTTTGTTTTGACTTTGCTCAACTCTGCGACAAACTTGTGGGTGGGGTCTGGTGTACACGGTGTTGACTCCGGCCTTGCCGCGATGTGTTTTAGTGCAGGCCAAAAAGCACTCTCAGGGACGCTTGACCGTCTGCGTATCTCCGCAGGGGGCGACACCTTCGACGCGGGCTCCATCAACATCCTCTACGAGTAACCCATGAACTTCGACGCAGCATTCGACGTTCTCCTCAAGCATGAGGGCGGGTTCGTCAACCACGCCGCTGACCCGGGCGGCAAGACCCGCTACGGCATCACCGAGGCTGTGGCACGCAGGGTGGGCTACCGGGGCGACATGCGCGAGCTGCCGCTTGATCTGGCCAAGCGCATCTACCGTGAGGACTACTGGAACGCTGTCCGTGCTGAGCAACTGCCCCCTGCGGTCCGCTACGCCGTCTTCGACGCTGCGGTGAACTCAGGCCCTGCGCAGTCGGTGCGCTGGCTACAGCGGGCCCTTGGCGTGACGGACGACGGTGTCATCGGCCCCCAGACCATGTCTGCGGCCAACCAAGCCAACCCCGACGCGCTCCGCGCCCGCCTCGTGGCCCAGCGCCTGCGCTTCATGACCAACCTCGGCACCTTTGACGATTTCGGTCGCGGGTGGACCCGCCGCTGCTGCGACATCCTGACCATGTGAGGCCGCTATGACTGCTCTCGCCGTCGCGTTGCTGCTTGCCGCAGCCCCGGCCCCTGTGGCCGAGTATCGTGAGGGTGGTGCGCGGGTTGAGTTGTACGCCGAGGCGGGTCCTTGCGTGGGGAGCGCCCGGTGGGCGGTGTTTCTCCAAGGCCCGGTGCGTGTGCCGGGGTGCTGGCTTCTGACGGGAGACTCTGTTCAAATCGCGTGGCTGGACGGTGATTTCACCAGAGTGCCAGCGCGTGTGTTCCGTAAACCGGAGGTTCTATGAACGCAACCATCGTCGCGTCGCTTGTGCGACACATTCTGACCGCTGTCGGCGGCGGTTTCTTCGTCTCTTGGGGCCTGGACGGCGATGCCGTCAACGCCGTGGTCGGCTCTGTGGCTACCCTTGCGGGTATCGGCTGGTCGGTGTGGGACAAGCGTCGCTGAGCTGAGTCTGCCATGCCGCTGAAAAACTAATTATGGACAGCTTCGTTTACTGCTGGACAGACCGCGCAACAGCCAAGTTGTATGTAGGGCTGCACAAGGGCCGTACAGACGATGGCTATGTGTGTTCTTCTAGGCATATGCTTAAAGCATACGAAGCTCGTCCTAGTGATTTTTCACGTGAAATTTTGACAGTCAACACGTACGATGTATGCCGTACTTTTGAAGCCGCAATCATCCGGGCGATGTTTGCGCAGAATGTCTCTTGCTACAATCTAAACGTAGCTGGCGCGATCCGATATACCGAAGAAATCAGAAAAAAAATAAGCCGTACCCATAAAAATAAAACTATTTCAGAAGCGCACAGGGCTGCTATACGTGAATGGAATGCAAACAAGCGTTCTCCAGCTTCTCAAGAAACGAAAGACAAAATACGCCAAAAAAAGCTAGGCGTTAAACGGGCTCCGTTTAGCGAAGAGTGGAAAGCACGAATTGCGGCGGGTATGAAAAAACGGGTGAACCCGCCAGAGTTTGGTCTTGCTATTACAGCCCGTCAGCTCGGTAGTAAGCGTGGGCCGCTAACAGAGGCGCATAAAGATAAGCTACGTCAGGCCAGTACCGGTAAAAAGCACACTGTGGAGACCGTAGCCAAGCTCAAAGAAGCAAAAGCGACTGTCTCTGACGACACAAGAAAAAAACTTAGCGAGGCTAAAAAAGCCTATTGGGCTAAGAAAAAAGGAGCCAGCGATGCCCCTTAAAGCCTTACGGCTCAAACCCGGAATTTTTAGAGAAGCCACCCGGTATACGGGTGAAGGCGGATGGTACGAGTGCGACAAGGTGCGCTTCCGCTCGGGGCAACCTGAGAAGATTGGCGGCTGGCAGCAGGTCAACAACGACCAGTTCCTTGGTTTTGCACGGGCGCTCTGGCCTTGGGATGTCTACCTCGGTCTGGGCACCGAGGTTAAGTACTACGTCTACTACGGCGCGTACTACGACATCACGCCAATTGACACCTATGCGCTGACCAACCCGTTCAGTGCGGTTGACGGCTCCGCCGTCATTACCGTGGCGCACACCAGTCACGGTCGGCTTGTCGGGGACTACGTTCAGTTCGACAACGTCACAGGCCTTGGCGGCAACATGACGCAGGCTGTGCTTGAGCTGGAGTATCAGGTAACCGAGGTCGTCAACGCCAACAGCTACAGGTTCAACGCACGAGATCCGAGCACGGGGGCGCCCGTGCTGGCGAATGCTACAGACCAATCACCGGGCTCTCCCGGTGGCGGCTCCGTCACGGCGCAGTATCAGCCCAACATCGGCACGCCGATTCAGTACCCACCTCCGGGTATTCTTACGGGCTGGGGCGGCGGCACTTGGGGTAGCGGCGTCTGGGGCGGCAGCTTGACGCCTTTCGTACCTACGCAGATCAACCTGTGGAACGCGTACAACTTCGGCGAGGATTTGATCTACGGACCCAAGGGCGGCGGGGTGTACTACTGGGACGCTTCGGCAGGGTTTACCGCACGCGGCACCAACATCGCGGACGACCCCGGCGCTTCAGACGCGCCGCTCGCAGCCAACTACCGCATGGTGTCCGATGCGTCGCGCATCGTGCTGTGTTTTGGCACCACGCCTATCGGCGCGACAAGTCCGTCAGACCTCAACCCGATGCTGATCCGTTGGTCGGATCAGGAGGACTACCTCAACTGGACGCCGTCGGCCACCACGCAGGCGGGCGACTTGACACTGTCCCGGGGCTCCGATATCCGCGCCGTGGCGCAGACCCGGCAAGAGATCCTCATCTGGACAGACATCGCGCTGTACTCACTCCAGTACCTCGGCCCGCCCATCGTGTGGGGCTCGCAGATCCTCGCGGACAACATCACCATCGTCAGCGACCGTGCATGGGCAGTGGCGGCAGGCGTCACCTACTGGATGGGCGACGAGAAGTTCTACGTCTTTGACGGGCGGGTGCAGACGCTCAACTGCGACATCCGCAAGTTCATCTTCGACGACTTCAACGCGAACCAGAACCTTCAGGTCTTCGCCTCTACCGTGGAGCAGTTCAGCGAGGTGTGGTGGTTCTACTGCTCCATCACTGGCCCGGACGGCACGGGCACGCCTGCCAATCCCAACACGGTGGTCGACCGCTACGCGGTCTTCAACTACGCCGAGAGGATCTGGTACTACGGCTCCTTGGGGCGCACCGCGTGGCTCGACGCCAGCGTCCTCTCCAACCTGCCCATCGCTGCGGACTACAACCGCCGCCTGCTCAACCACGAGACAGGGTGCGATGACGCGTCTACACCAGAGGCTGCGCCCATCGAGGCCTACATCACCTCGTCCCAATTCGACATCGACGACGGGCACAACTTCGGGTTCGTGCGCCGGATGCTGCCCGACGTGACGTTCACGGGTTCGACGGCGACGGTTGAAAATCAGTCCATCACGATGGCGCTGCTGCCGCTCCAGAACTCGGGCTCGGGTTACACGCGGGGTGTGGACAACGTCAGCCCTGCGGCCAACATGTCGGTGGCGCTGACCAACGAGGCAACCGTGCAGCGTGATGCGGACAACGGCATCGAGCGCTTCTCGGGAACAGTCACGCCGTACGACGGCAACCTGTACATCCGCGTGCGCGGCAGGCAGATGTCGCTGCGCGTTGCTTCGACCGGACTGGGTGTGCAGTGGCAGTTGGGTACGCCGCGCATGGACGTGCGGCCTAGCGGGCGCAAGAGTTGAGCTTCCTCAGCAAGCCCACCAACCCGGCGCTGCCCCTGCCGACGCCGGACTACTCACGCCAGTACTTGGACTCGCACAACAATGTGCTGCGGTTGTTCTTCAACCAGATCCAGAACGTCTTCGACAAGGTGCTGGGCCGCAACGGTGGGCAGTTCATCGACTGCCCCAATGGGCTGTTCTTCAACACCCAAGACCAACCGTTCCCTGCGAACAACACGGCGGAGCCGATCGAGTTTGACCAGACGTATCTGAGCAACGCGGTGCGTCTGTGGGACCCCGTAACAAACACGGCCAGTACAACGCAGGTTCAGGTACTCGTCAGCGGTGTTTACAACTTCCAGTACACCGGCCAGTTGTTGAGTTCCAGCGGTAACGCCAAGTCAGTATCGGTGTGGATTGCACGCAACGGCACCAACATCAGCTATTCCACACGTATCCACACTGTCAAAGACAACGGACACTACGGTGAAATAACGTGGAACTTCAACATCGACCTTGCTGCGGGTGAGTACATCGAGTTGAAGATGTCCGTGAACACGGACTTCGCCCAGATCCAGCTCGAAGCACCGCCCGCCACCACACCATACCCCGCTGGCGCATCGTCAGTGATGTCTGTAAACTTCATCGCCCCGCTCCCTGAGCCGAGGCCGATTCTTCCGTGAGGTAACACCATGATAGGTGCCGATAGAGATGATCCGGGTACGCAGTTCAGTGGGATAGACGCGGCTTCTGCGAGCAACGCGAGTACTGGGTCTGACCCGACAACGGTAAACGATCCGTTCTCGTATTTTGACCCAGTTACAGAGTCTTACTTTTCGGGGGCCGCTCCGGGTAGGGGTGGGGCGGATCGTGACTACGGTACTGATTTCTCTACAAGCCCCGGAATGCTTATACGGGAGAGCACAACTCTCCCGGCTATCCAAGAAATAATAAACGAACAATACTACAAAGAGCTGAGTGACCGTATCTCTGCTAATCGTGTTGGAGGTAGGGAAAGTTATGCCTATGGAATGGAAGACTTTCCGACAGGCCAGACTCCATCATTCGGAATGCTTGAAGAAGCGGGCCTCCTTGGTGGGGCTCGACCGTCGTATGCTGCTCCCGCCACCCAACCAACTGCCACCCAACCAACAGGGCCTAGGCTGGATGCACCAGTCTATGGCCGAAGTGGGATGAACGAGCGCGAAGCAGTACGTGCGCTTGTCGGTATGGGATATGGCGGTTTAGAAGGACTCAATCCCAACAACCCTGACCAGACTGCGCAGCAACTGCTGAACTCGTTTCGTGCCAACGATTTCCTCACCGAATACGGACCTTCGTTGTTCACAGCAGGGCTCCCTCCGGGTATGGGACTGGCGTTCAACGCGATCCGCTCGGGTGCAAATGTGCTCTCTGGGCGGACAACGCCGGGTCAGGCTTTGATGGGTGTTGGGCTGGATGCTTTGGCGAGCAAGCTCGGTATCCCGGGTGGTGGCCCGGCGCTCGGTGATTTCCTCGAAGGGCGTGTTGGGTCCGCCGCAGGGCGTGCAGCCTCTGGGCTGGCAACCGGTGCTCTTGGCCGTGCAGGGCTTGGTGCGCTCGCACCTATCGTCGCGAAAGAGACTAACCTTGGTCCTGCCATCCAAAAGAGTGTCTCTGACGCGGTTCAACCGCAGCCTAAACAGGGTACTAGGTTCGTCAGCTCCATCACTGATGCGATCAACCGGGGTGCACAAGGCATCATGGGGCTGTTCGGCGGGACTCCTTCAGCGCCCATTCCTGCAACGTCGGGAGTGACCACTCCGACGCGTGCCTACACTACGCCTGATTTCAACCCGTACGAATCTGGCGGGAACGAACCCCCCGCTGCGGCAACCGCCCCAACAACCCCCGCTGCCACAACACCTGAAGCCACCACACGACGCTTGTTGTACGGTACAGCCCAAGGACCCTACGGGCCGTTGCTGGCCTATGATTTTGGAGAAGCGTGATGGACCCATACTTGCTTTACGGTGACAGTTACACCGAGCCCTACATGGATGACTCCGGTGTGGGGGGAGTTGAACCCGAGATGTTTGGTTTCAACGAAGATCGTGACTATGGCGGCTCCGGTTTCGACCTCAGCAGGCTACTGCGCGGTGCAATGGGCTTTGCGTCGACCCCCAAGGGACTGCTCAGCATCTTGGCAGCACTCGCCAGTGCGAAAGACCGTCGGCGCGGAACCAAACCCACCGGGGGCGGTGTCTCCTACGGCATGACGGCACCACGTCAACTTGTTGAGGTGAAGAACCCCGGCAAGTACAGTGACCTCGTGCGCTATGCAGCCGACGGTGGCCTGATGCACGCTTACGCCCAAGGAGGGCACGTCAACATGGAAGACGGTGGCTTCGTTCTGACCGAACGAGCCGTCAAGGGAGCTGGCGGGCCGCGTGGTTTGGCGGCGGCGCTGCCTCAGGCACGCATGATTCGCGGTCCGGGGACTGGCACAAGCGACAGCATCCCAGCGACAATCACTGGGTCCAAAGGACAGACTCCGGCACGGGTGTCAAACGGCGAAGCCTACGTCCCCCGACGTGCAGTGCAGGAGGCTGGTGGTCCCAAACGCATGTACGGGCTGATGAGTGCCCTTGAGAGGAGAGCGTGATGGCTGACGTCACCACTACCACCCCACCGCCCGCTATCGACCCGTCCCAGTCGACACTGAGTCCCAACTTCGCGCCGTTCGTCTACGGCATGTTGGGCAAGGGGTTCGAAGCGGCGAACATGCCGTTCACCCCGTTCACCGGTCAGCGCTTTGCGTTTGGGCAGATGGACCCCACCACGGGTCAGTACGGTGCAGGGTACTCGCCTCTGGAGTCTCAAGCCTTCGCGGGTCTCGGTGCGATCAACCCGTACAGTCCGACGCAGTTCAACACTGGCCTGGGGCAGGTTGGCTCCGTGCAGGACTACATGTCGCCGTACATGTCGGCGGTGACTGACATCGAGGCTCGGGAAGCTCGACGCGAAGCGGACATTGCACGCCAAGCGGAGCAGGGGCGGCTCGCCCGTGCCGGGGCTTACGGCGGCAGCAGGCAAGCCATCATGGAGGCCGAGCGCCAGAGGAATCTCGGCACGCAGATCGGGGACATTCGCTCCAAGGGCTTGCAGTCTGCCTACGACCGGGCGATGGAGCAGCGGCTCGCAGAATCCGAAATGGGGCTCAAAGCGCAGAAGTACGGGGAAGAGTCGCAGCAGTTCGGTGCCGAGTACGGACTCAAGTCCCTCGCCGATCAATTGGCCGCAGGCAAGGAGCAGCGCCGGATCGCACAGGAGCCGTTGGACTTCGGCTTCAAGCAGTTCGAGGAGTCGGTGGCCGCGCCTCGGGGGGCGGCGACGTTTATGTCGTCACTGTTGCAAGGGCTCCCCGTGCGGGCCAACATGTACGAGCCCGGTACGCAAGGACAGTCAGCGATTTCCGCAGGGCTCCAAGGCGGGCTCGGTGCGTACAACCTGATGGACTATTTCTCTAGGGCTGGGAAGTGACCATGATGAACGCTGGACTTGGGGCTATCGCCCCCCGTAACCCCAATCCGATGGCGTCTCAACCGCAGCCGTTCCAACAACTGCTTGCGCTGAATGAGGCTGTCAAGACAGCGAACCTCGAACGCGCTGCTCAGGGTCAGCAGGCGATGTCGCAGGCGCAGCAGATGTCGCCTACCATCTATGACCAGTTGAAGATGGCACTTCAGCAGGCACAGGCACAACAGCCGGTGCCAGGGATGGCCAGTGGTGGGATGGTGGCGTTCGATAAGGGTGGTCTGGCGGAAGCTGACCTTGAAGGTCTTGATGAAGACCTCGTGGCGGAAGGGCTGTTTGACAGGCCCCTTGCTGACTACATCGTAGAGTTTTTCGGAGGTAACGTCCCGCAATCTCGTGAACGTCCCGGAGCGCAAGAACGTGCAGCTTCAAGGGAAGCAGCGGCATTGGAGCGGGCCTATCGAGACTCTAACCGTCCGCCTACTTTCGCGGCTCCCGCTGGCCTTGCCGCTGCCGCCGCTGCCGCTGCGGCTCCTGTGGCTCGCCCCCCTGCTCGTCCTCCTGCCGCCCGCACTGCTGGTACCGGTGCCGGTGTTGGTGGTGCTGGTGATGCTGCCGCACCGCAGAGGGGTGGTCTGGCGGAATACCTTCGGATGTCCGAGCAGTTGGCAAAGGGCGTTGAGGGTACCGCAGCGGTAGACCCCCGAGTCCTTGAAGCACGCCAAGCCTATGACGCGATGCTGAAAGCGTCGATGGACCCTGCGGAACAGCAGATGCGGGAACTTGAAGCGCAACAAGAGCAGAACGCTTTTGAGAACCCCGAACTCATGGCTGCAATCCTTGAGGGCATGAGAGGTACAGATCGACTTGGTGACACGCTGATGGGCGCTGCCACTGGTTTGGTCAAAGCCCGTGCAGGTCAGCAGAAGGGGCGTAGGGAAGCGCAAGCCAACCTCGTCAAACTCCGTCAGGAACTCGCCAGAGCAGAAGCTGAAGCACGTCTGGCACGTGCGGAGAAGGACACCGAGGGTGAACAACGGGCGAAGCTCAAGGCGGCGGAAATTCGCGCTGCTATGAACGAGAAGTATACTGAGTTGGAGATCAAACAAACCACCGCCAACGCGGCAGCTACTGCTGCGGCTAACAGGGGTGAAGCTACCGCTGGGAGATCAGACTTCCAAAAAGATAGCTTAGTTCGCAGAGCTATCGCGGATGTACAGAGTAAGAATCCTATACCTTCGAGTCTTAAGGGCTCTGCAAGGCAGCGTTTGATTGATCAGCAGATCGACGCAGTCGCTACGCAAGTCGCCCCTCTTGGCGTTACGCGAGAACAGGTGGTAGGATACTTCTCAACCTCCGGTCAAGCCAGTGCGGCCCCGGGCGCTACCACCGCAGGGTGGGGTCAAGCAACAGTAGTGAACCCATGACGACCTATCGCATCTCGGCCCCCAACGGTAAGACTTATGAGATCGAGGGGCCACCGGGTGCGACACAGGAACAAGTCATTCAGGCGGTGCTGGCGCAATCGCCTGAAGCAGGGCAGGCCCCTGAGACGAGTTTTTTAGGCCAAGTAGGCGAAGCCTTCAAGGGTGTCATTCCCGGTGCGGTTGGGCTCGTAGAGCAAGCTGCCATCGGTGCCTCAGCCCTCCTGCCGGAGGAGCAAGAACGCGCTGCCCGAGAGACTATCGCCCAGGTGGCTGGCGCTGCCAAGGCACCCTTCGCCCCGGCTCCGGGGTATGAGGGCACGGTTGGGCGCAAGTTCGGTGAAGCGGTTGGCTCAACGGTACCGTTCTTGGGCCTTGGCCCCTTGGGCCTTGCGGGTAGGACCGCTGCCGTAGGTCTTGGCGTTGGAGCCGGTGCAGGCGAGGCGCGGACGCGAGCCGAGACCGAGGGTGCCACTGAAGAGCAGCGTTCCACAGCGACCGCGCTGGGCACCTTGCCGGGGGCCTTGGAGGTCTTCGCGCCGTTCCGCATTCTCAAGCGCGTGCCGGAAGGTGAGGTTCTGACGGCGGTCGACCGCATCAAGCGGATCGCCATCGCAAGCGGCGAGGAAGCCGCTCAGGAGGCCGCGTCAGGCCTTGCCCAGAACATGATTGCCCGGGGCGTCTACAAGCCCGAGCAGGAACTCATCGAGGGCCTTGGTGAGCAGGCGGCTTACGGCGGTGCCGTGGGTGGTCTGGCACAGGGTCTCTTTGACCTCGCTTTGGGTCGTCGAGCCCGGGGTGCGGGTACTGGTGAACCGGTGCCGCCCGAAGGCCAGACCGAGATCGACGTGGTCAAGGCCAAGCGAGAGGCCGAGCGTCAGGCGGCGGAGGCGGCGAAAGCGGCACCGGCCAACACTGCCCAATCCACGATTGACGAGACGCTGGGGTTGCCCATCAACGAGGCTTACCCAAAGCTGACGCAGGCGATTGAGACGCTGAAACAGGAGCGCCCTACCAACCAGCGCAACGAGGCGCTCAAGGCTTTGGAAGCCGAGCGTGCACGCAGGCAGCGCGAAGATGTCGAGCAACGTGTAGCCAACAAGCGGGGTGCGGACAGGTTCCTTCCTGCTGATGAAGCAGCCGTAGCGGCTGTGACGCCCCGCGAGGAGTTCGATCCTACCCAAGCACGTCGCGAAGAGATTGCTCGCCTGCGTCAGCAGCGTGAGGACATGCTGGTCAATGGCAAGCCCCCGGCACCGAAGAGCCCTGCGCGTCGGAAGTTCGATGAGCTTGATGCCCGTCTGGTCGAGGTCGGTGGAGGTCGGTGGACGCCGCCTACGGCACCCACAACGGAAGCCCCGCCTGTCGAAGAGCCCAAAGTCCGCAAGGTGGGTGCCCCTGCGCCCCTGCCTGACGTGCTTGACAGCGCGACGGTTGCCAAGATCGGGTTCACTCGCGGTTCGATCCACAACATGCTGGTCGGTAAGGCACCGGCTGACCCCGAAGTCCGTGACGTCTTGCAGACGTACCTCGACGCCAAGCGACAAGAGGGGACGCTGAACCCGAAGACTGAAGCCAAGATCGACGCCTTCTTGGCGCGGTTGCCTGAGCCTGCGGTACCTACGGCACCCGCCGTCGAACCCGCCGCGCCGCCCGTGGCGGCTGAACCTACCCCGGCACCTGCGGTGCCCACCCCGGCACCTGCGGTGCCCGAACCGGAGACTCCAAGTGCTGTCGAACCTGTCGAACAACCAAGTGGAGCAGGCGCTCCAGTGGCTGGCGGACCCGCTGCCGTCACCCCCACCGAAGGGGCTGGAGCCCCTGAGCCAAGCGGATTGGTTCCTCCTGTCGAGGATGCTGGACAGCCTGCTGGCGGAGAAACAGGCGAGCCCGTTGCAGTAGCACCGACGCCCAAACCTGCCAAGCGCACTCCGGCTGAACGTGCAGATCTGATCGAGCAGATTGAGCAAGTGTCTGGGAGCATCCCCCAGGACGAGTACGACGCGTTCTACGCGCAACATACCGAACCAGATGGGAACCGGGTCAAGAGCGCAACCAAGAGCATTCAAGCTGCACTTGATCTGCTTGCCAAGTACGCTAAGGTAGAGACGCCAGCCCCTGCGGCTCCTACACCTGCTCCGCCTCCTGCGGCTCCTACACCTGCTCCGCCCCCTGCGGCTCCTACACCGTCTGTCAGTGGGAGGAATACCCCTGAATCTGACGCTTTGATGGATGAGATTCGAGAGTTAAAGAGACAACAGCAGGCACTGCTGACTAAGGCTGGACGTGCACCTGCGGCTAAGTCACCTGCACGCAAAAAGTGGGATGAGCTAGGGCGACAAATCGAAGCTAAAAAAGCGCAATGGGCGGAGATGACTCGTGTTGCTCCGGCTCCTAAGCCACCTGCGCCTGCTCCGGCTCCTAAGCCACCTGCGCCTGCTCCGGCTCCTAAGCCACCTGCGCCTGCTCCGGCTCCTAAGCCACCTGCGCCTGCTCCGGCTCCCGCGTCCAGAACACTGCCAAGGCCCCAGTACACGCAAACACGATTTGAACAGGCAGACCTGCGTAACTCGAAGGAGATGGATGCCGCTCTACGTGGCGCAACGTTTGATGAAGTTGTCGACTACGCCATTCTGAACGCACGTGATGTTCTTGACCGTGCAGTCATGGTCAAGGTAAAGCGCCGTGTTGAAGAACTGACGAACATGGGCGTCGAGTTCTCGTTCCGCTTGACTGACCCCGGGGCGGTGCTCAAGGGTGCACGTGGTGTAGCGACTACGCGTGTTGGTGGTCTTGGAGAATCTACAAAAGTAGAAGTCACCATTAACGGGTACACCTCTTTTGCGGAGAACACTCTTAGACAAGAAACGCTTGTACATGAGCTGATTCACGCGGTTACTGTTGCACAGATCAACTACGCGCCGCAAAGTTCTGCGGCAATAAAACTGAACGCGCTCCATAAAGAACTTGTCTCTAAGTTCAAAGAACAGGACAAAAACGGTCTCTTCGAGTTGGGGCAAAAACGTCTGTTCGCCGCCGCGCTAGAAAACTCAAAAGAGTTGATAACCTACGGATTGGTCAACGCTGATTTCCAGAATTGGCTTGCATCTACACCCAGCCCAACTGGTGGCACTTTCCTTGGCAGGTTCTTCAAACTTATATCTGAAGTACTCAAGCTGAAAGGGAAAGAAACTTCGGCACTTGCCGAGTTGATGACCATCTCCGAAAACGTACTTGATGAGTCCCTCGTAGGCCACATTGAAGAGGCGAACAAGAAGTACCAGTCGTTTGGTAGGCAGGCGAACACGACTGGTTTCCCGTCATGGATACTTCGTTTTGGGATGAAACCGGTTTGGATTGACGGACCATCAAGCAATATAGGCTTGATTGAAGGCCGCAACTCAAAGGGTAACCCTATCTATCTCGGTGTGAAAGACTCAAGATATACCGGCTTAGACATTCGCGGTTATACTGGCAATCTTTTCACAGCAGAAGAACTCAAGAAGTTGAAGGACGCCGCTGACGCGGCAAGTAAGTCCCCCGCCCCTGCAAGTACTACACCTACTGCACCTGAAACGGAGTACTTCGATCTCTCTCCTGAGACTACACCAGATCTCGTCGGAGAGAAGGAAGAGCGCACGCTGAAGAACAAACTCGACGCCAAGTTCGGTGGCAACAAAGCCATCGGCTTCCGTGCACAGGCGATGGACCTGCTGGCGGGCGTCGACTACATCTTCACCAAGGCCTACGGCAACCGCATCCGTGACAACCGAGGGGACTACAACCCGGTGTTCCTCATGTCTCGGGCACTGGATGCGCCGCGTTTTGCCAGCGAGGTGAAAGAGTACGGCACTATGCGCCGTGACCCCACCGGACTGCTCAGTGTCGAGACGCTGAACTATAAGGGTGAGGACATCAGCTATAAGCAGGTGCTCAAAGACATCGCTGCTGAGGCTAAGACACGGGGTATCGCACCTGAAACGTTCAAGAATCAAGTTGGGGAATCACTGGCTTCGCATCGCGAATACGAGTTGATGAACTCTCCGCAGGCCGCTGGGCTCGACTTCTTCTTGACTCCCCAAGAGGCTGCAACAGCAGAGCAAACTTTCCAGTCTGACGCGTTCATCAAGGGAGTGAGTGAGAAGCTGGACCAGATCCGCTTCGCTATGATCGACGCAATGGTTGAGGCTGGCCGCATCACGCCAGCCAAAGCCCAAGTGTGGAAGGATGCGATAGGTTACGTCCCGTTCTCCCGGATTGATGACTTCGACAATCTGGCACTTCCGCAGGGTGGAGGCTCCAACGCGAAGCTGGCTGCGTTCAAGGAGATTGCGAAGTACAAAGGCTCTCAAGACCGTCAGACACAAAACCCTGTTGAGAACTTCTCGAAGCTCATGGACTGGATGGTCAATGAGTCGATGAAGGCAGATGCAGTTGGTCGTGCGCTGCCTGAGATGGAGCTGCTTGGCTACGCGCAGTTTGTCCCTAACCGTGACGCTATCGACAACAATAAGCAGGGTGCGCTCGTTGACACCTACGTCAACGGACAGAAGAAAGTCTTCTACGTCCCGGACCCTGCCAATCTCGCAGCGTTCATTGGTGCACCGACAACAGATGTACCCGCGTTTATCCGAGGGGCACAGAAGTTCTCGCAGTTCTTGCGTATCGGCGTGACCGCTACACCGCCCTTCGCTGTAAAACAGGTCTTTGATGACATCACCCGGGCGTATGTGCACTCGGGAGTCAAGAACCCCACTGCGATGCTCCCCCGCATCTTGCTGAACTTCCCTCGAAATTGGTGGAACGAGATCAAGGGGACACAGTCCGCCGGTGTCAGGGAACTCGCCAAGTCAGGTGTGGTGCCTGCCTATGACACCATCATCGGTGGCAATGTGAAGAACATCTTGGAGGAGACGGGGCTCGCGCCGCGCTCCGTCGGCAAGGCCATCCTGCGCATCATGGAGGCCGGTGCCAAGGCCTCGGACGTCGCCGTGCGTGAGGCGATCTACAACCAGACGCTGAAGGAGACCGGTGACCGGGCACTGGCTGAACTACGCGCCCGGGAGATCATCAACTTCAGCCGCAGAGGTGTGTCGAAGACCGCTGACTACCTCATCCGCACCATCCCGTTCTTCAACGCCTACGCCCGCTCGATGGACAAGCTCCTACTCGCAGCGGCAGGCAACCCGAGCGCCCAGCGCAGCATCGGCGCGACGACGGGCTACGCACGCAACCTGTTCTACAAGCGGATGGGGGTGCTCACGGCGATGGGCTTCGGCTACGCGCTGATGATGTCGGACGACGAGGAGTACCAGAACCTACCCGACTACGTCCGCGACCGGAACTGGGTCATCCCGGGTGGCAAGGAGCTTGGCTTCGTGCCCGCTGTCCCGCTGCCTGCGGAACTGTCGTTCTTCTTCAAGGCTATCCCTGAACGGGTGGTGCAGTACTTCAAGCTCCAAGGTACTCCCGAGGAGCGCGACGCGATGCGGGTGCTGAAGGAACTGATGCTCAACGGTGTCGACATCTTCTCGGCACCGAACATCACCCCGCAGGTCCTGAAGCCTATCCTTGAGAACCTCGCCAACTACTCGTTCTTCCTTGGACGCCCACTGGAGTCTCAGGCGCAGTTGGCCCTCGACCCGTCCGAGCGCTACGGTACCGGCACTTCAGAAGCCATGAAGGCTGCGTCCAGAACCTTGACTGACATCGCCACGTCGACAGGGGTTGAGGCTCTGAAGGTCTCTCCGATCATGCTGGAGAACTTGGTGCGCGGCATGTTCGGTATGTCCGCAGGTATCGCCTTGAGCGTTGCTGATGTCATGGTGAACCCCACGCGGACTGACCGCCCCCTGCACCAGACGATTGCGGCTCAGCTCACAGGTGCCTCGGCTGTGATGAAGGACCCGGTCGGCATGCGCTACCTCGACGAGATCTACAACCTCGACAGGTCTGTCGAGCAGGTCTACAACTCGTACAGGCGCAAGCTGGAGAACAACCCTGACGACGCAGAGAAGTTCCTCAAGGACAACTTCGGCTTGTACGTGGTGCGTAGTGAGGTGCGTAGCACGATGGAGGCAATCCGCGCTTTGAACGCTCAGGCCCGGGCCATCGACAAGATGACGGACCTGTCACCTGAAGAACGGCGCGTGATCATCAACGACCTACGCGCTCAACAGAACGATCTGGCTCGGGATGTGTACCGACTGCGTCGTCAGGTGACCGAGGAGCAGCGGACGATGGACGCGTCGAGATAAAAAGTGCCCCGAGGAGCAAGCTCAACCCGGGGCTAACTAGGAGACGCACAGTCAAACGGTGTGAGCCATTGACGGGCGGGACTATAGCACCCTCCAGACCCTGATGCCAAGGTGGTCAGCCTCGATGCGCGTCTCGTGCACCACCTGAATGCCCCGCGCCGCGTAACGTGCTTTGACTTTGGTGATCAGCTCATCGCTCTTGAGTGTGGGCAGGAAGAAGCTCTGCCCGATCTCCAGCCACTCAGGGAGCTGGTACTCAGCCTCACGGTGCACTAGCCTGCCGTCAACCAGACGTAGCTGCTTGGTTCGCTGAGACATCGAGGTCAAGGTTCAAAGCCTTCTTGGCCTGCGGGAACTCGATCGCGTCCACCGGGCCGAAGTCACTGCGCCAGCCTGCACCCATCCGCTTCTTCGTCAGAGTCATGGTGCCACCCGTCTCACGGGTATAGGAGGAGTACAGCTCCTTCACGTTGATGTAAGCCTGTGCACACCACTTGGTGAACTCCTTCTTGGTAATCCACAGCGTGTCAGTATCAGGTTCATACCGTACCAACAACTCACCCATAGGCTCCAGTGCGGGCCTGTCATTGATGCCCACCGCCGCAGGCTTCCTGTTCACAATCAGCACGTTGCGGATGTTCTTGTTGATATAAGACGCAACGGTGGACACCGCCGTAGTCGCAGACACACTCTGTTCTACCGTCGCCCGCTTGATCAGCGCAAGGAGCTTATCCAAGATCCTCTTGATGTTGTAGCTGGTCAGCCCGATCTGGTTTGTGATGGCACCAGCAGCGATGATGCAGATCACGTTGTTGAGTTTGAACCGCTCAGTCTGAGTCCAGTCCCCCATTTTGTAAATATTGTCCCGTGTGTTCTCCCATATCCTCTTAGCCTCGTCTAGGTTAGGGATGACAAAACGCATGAACACGTCACCCGCATGGCCGTAGTTCATCAACAAATTGTCAAACAGCTTCTTCGTCTCCAGCACATCAGAGGGTACGGGTGTCATGAGGTGGATCTCAAGGATACGGGCCAGCTCCCCAGCCGGATCGCTCTTGATCATCATCAGCCGGTCTTCAATCGTAGAGTTGCTAGACCAGATAGATATCTGCTTCCAACGGACGTTATTGACTCGCTCCATGTTGCGCCCCGCTTCCATACGGTCGCGCCCGCGCCCCTGTGTGTTGTTGTAGACCAGCTCCGACATCTCAGTCGGCTCAGCGTTGGTCATCTCGTCAAGAGCGCCAACGATCCCGTTCATCACCCCCAGCCGGTGCACCTTGGTCAGGGTCTTGTCCTGCGCATCCTTCATCAGAGCCACAGGATCTCCCCATATCGCATTAGCCATGCGCAAGATGGTCGTCTTGCCGGTGCCTGACTTCTTCGAGTAGAAGTTGATGATCCCGCCGTTCTCCGGTGATAGGTGCATCAGCGCACTGCCAAACCCGGCGAGCACCCCCGCCGCATGGAAGTCCATCTCCGGCGTGTCGTAGTGCGCAGCGGCCTGCTTCCACACGTCGATCGAACCCTTGGGACTCAGCCACGGTACGTAGTGCTCGATGGGCTTGGCGATCGGTGTATAGATGACGCCGCGCTTGGTGTACTCACGGTTCCCAATGATGAATGTGTCATCTGGGGTCCAGCCAAATCGGGTTCTCATGTTGTCTGCTTTCTCCCGGAACTGCAAGTCGCGGATCATCAGACCGAACATCTGTTGTAGAGACATCAACTGACGGGGGTCAAAAGCAATGACACCTTCGCGGTTCACCGCTTCTTTGAACTTGTCCGCCGCTGCTATCTCACTCTGGAGGATGCTGAACTCTCGCACGTCACCATGAGGGAGGTGGTGCCTAGCCCACAGCGTATCGCCACCACCAGTGCCATCACGCATCCGCTTGTAGATATAGATGTCGTGGTCGTATATCTTGACGCGTTCTACTCCATCTGATTTTGTGATGTCGTGATAGATACCGCCCGTAGCACCCCGAGAGAATGGCCGTGGATATGGCGGGATCTCGATGGTCTCACTCTCGACTTTGACCTGTATGGGCTCAGGCGGTGCCAGCTTGATCTCGGAGCCAAGCTGAATCGGTGACTTGATCTTGCCAATGTGCGGACACCCAATGCACAGCTTGGCGTTGTCCAGTCCTTGAAAGGACTCGCATGTGTACGGACCCTTGGTCAGTGCTGCCTTGCGCTCGGTTTCGTCCGGGCTGTAGTTCGGGTGGTTCTTGGATACCTCATGTATGGCCCAGTCCCGATCCTCACAGTGCTGAGCGATCGACAACACGGCACGCCACACGGGCTCGGGCACGGCCTCTTGGTTCTTCGCTGCCTCAGCGATCTGCGCACAGCCCTCGCCGTTGTTGGACTTGATCCAGATCGTCTCGAACTTGCTGATCCGGTTCGGGTCGATGTACAACTTCTTGGTCTCGTCAGAGACCCCGCCCGACAATGCCCGGGCCTTGGCGAACATGTCAGCAGCGGCCACACCCACTGCGTCGCGGATGGACTCGAAGGCGTGATACTTGATCGGTGTGAGCAGAACGACCGGCGTGTCGTTCTTCCTGTTCAGGGTGCCGGGGACACGCAGTACCCGAACGATGTCGGCAGTGCAGTCACCGTCGACTTCAAACTCTTCTTTGACGCAGCGGGCTTTCAGGGCTTCGGCTGTCGCCTTCCACTCATGCACCGGTATAGGGTTGTCGAGATACCAGTGTGCGTGCAGGCCATTGCCTGAGTCAATCAGCGTAGGCTTCGGCAGACCTACTGTCTTGCAAAATTCACGGAGTGCTGACAGGCCAGCGGCCTTGTCGGTATAGGGCTTTTTCGGCCCACAATCCACGTCGACGTAAAACTCCCTCTTGGCGACTGCGTTTGTAGCCTTCGAGTGCTCTTCCGCACCGAACCCAGCGGTTGCGTAGTACACGTCCCATCCGTTACCGTTGAACTCTTCAACGGCTTCTGCCATGTTGGCAAAGGAGGTGTAACGACGGTCCCAAACGAGGGTGTCTTTCAGCGGAATCTTTTTGACTAGCCTGAGAGAGTATCGCGTGCCATGTGGGAGGACGTTCTCAAGGAACTCTTTTGGAGACATGGTGACACGGAGTTAGCCACAAACGCGGCGAGCGTTGCGGACGGTGCATGGGTGCCCGGTCAGGGCAAGGCGAGGATCGAACGGTAATACGCCAAGACCTTGGAGCGCAAGTGCTTGGAAACATCCCGTTGACCCGAGAACCATGAGTAGACCGCAGCCTTGGTCACGCCAAGGTCTGCGACCACTTGGTTCACCGAGACGTGCCTGTAGATGCACAGGCGACCAAGCTGCACACCGAGCAGGCTCGGGTCAGCGTCGGCGTTGCGCCGGATGATCTTTGTGGTGTACATGGTGTGTGGTGGGGGCGGCCCCGGCGCAACCCGGAGCTATCGCAGTGGGAGACACTCAGCAAAGGACACTGCTCACGGCGCTTACCGCCGCCCCCGTAAATCAGTCGTCAGCGTCGTCGCCCCATGCGGCGAGGATCGCGTTGACGTTCGGGCCGTCCGCCACCACAGGCGTAGCGGCCTTGGCTTCGCGTACCACAGGTGCAGCCTCAGCGGGTGCTGGCACGTCCTTGGTGACCTTGAACGTAGCGGGCTTGGCCGCAGGCGCAGGGGTGAACGCTTTGGCCGCAGGAGCGGGCGCAGGCGCAGGCGCAGGCGCAGGCGCAGGAGCAGGCTCAGGTGCCGCAGGCACGTTGTCCATGTCAGCGATGCTCACGGTCACCGCGTTGACCGCCTCAGGATCGTTCTGACGATCCACCGCGATCCGGTACTCCTCTTCAGTCAGCGGACGCACCGCACTGAACACCAGCTTCATGTTCGCCGTGGCATCGAAGCGCATCTCGGTCACGACAGCGTTGATCTCGACCCCGTGCCCGCCAAGGAACCGAGCGTACTGCTGAAGGCCCATCTTGCGCCCTTCGCCCTGGCCGAAAAGGCTCGACGCGTTGATGTTCAGCGCGTAGATGTCACCCTGCATGTCGTTTTCCAGAAGCAGCGCCACGGGGCGGCTGTACCGGCACGCCTTCGACTCGTTGGTCCCCGAGCCCTTGATGTCTTGTGGGCACCCTGCACAGGTGCGATTCTGCGGGGTCTTCACCGACGCGTGCGGCTTGGCACCATCTTCAGACCAGCACTGCGGACGGCCCTTGACACCCTTCTCGTAGGTGGTGCCGTAGAACGTGCGGCGATTCGCATCTGCACTGCGGATGACGATGACGTTCATCGCCCGGTCTTCGTTGACAGCGACTTCTTTGCCGCCGACTAGCATGTGCCAGACGTTGTTCTCGATGCTGATGCGCTTCGAGTTGCCGCCGCCCATGAGCGACTTGGTCAGCGGGCTGAGATCCGCAGTGCTGCGGCGCAGATGTGCTGGCAGTTGGTTGCCGGTTTGGAAGAGAGTGAGTTCAGACATGTTAGGACCTCCTTACGGTCACGGTGTACTTCGACTCAGTGTTGAGTCCCTTGGGCATCTTGTCGGGGTTCGCTTCGAGCCAATCTTTCATGGCCCGTTGAGCAATGCGTCTTTCTAGTAGATCAAGCGATTGGTTCTCCTTGATGAAGTTGTGCATAGACTCCCAGTCGGAAGTCCAGTACGACGTCTTGACACCGCGAATCACGGTGCCTGCTCCGGTGCGGATGCTATCTGCACCCGCTTTCTTGCACACGTCCATGAGGGCGTGTTCAATCAGTTCCATCTGATCCTTGATGACTTTGTCGTCATCCTCGTACTTCTTGGCGAGCGCTGCACGCGCATCGCGCATCTTGATGTACGCCTTGACGAGCTTCTCAGTGGGCACCTGAGGTGCCTCGATGTCCTGTTCCATGCGGCCTCCTGTGGCTGGGATCGAAAGTCTACGGTTGAACTTTGACTGTGTCAAGCACCTCCTCGCGATATAAGTTGAGCAGGGACTCCATGTCCTCGGTCTTGCCGTCGAGCGAGTCGTACAGCTTGCGCTCCACGCCGCTGCCGCACAGCCTGACCACGAGACAGGGGTTCTTCTGGCCCGCACGGTGCACGCGGGCGTTGGCCTGATGGTAGATCTCGTTTGACGTCACAGGGCCCCACCACACCACCGTGTTGGCAGCGTGCAGGGTCACGCCGTGCGAAGCCGCCGCAGGCTGGATGAGCAGCACCCTCGGCTCAGGCTCGGTCTGGAACGCGGCGAAAATCCTCGTGCGCTGCGCCACCGGCACACTGCCGTCGATGACCTCGACAGCGATCTTGTCCTTCTTGAGCCGTTCGTTCAACACCGTGATGGCATGCCGGTACGGGACGAAGACCAGCACCTTGTGGGTGCTCTCCTCGATGGCTTCCAGCAAAACGTTGTATCGGTTAGTGATGTCAAACTCGACGGTGTTGCCGTCGTCGGAGTACACCGCACCGGATGAGACTTGCAGGAGCTTGTTGAGATTGGTTGCGGCGTTGACTGACGTCACCGTCTCGGTGCCCGCTGACATGATGAACTGATCTTTCAGGAGCTTGTAGTACTTGAGTTGTTGTGGCGTCAGTTCTACCTCCCGTGTGGTGTATAGAAGCTCTGGTAGATCAAGGCACTCTTCCTTGGTGAAGCGGATGGCGGGTTGGAGTACCCGGTTGACAATTTCGGCGGCGTTGTTCTTCTGCTTCCATTTGAACTGCGTGACTTTCCACATGACCATGTCACGGAAAGCGTAGAAGTATCTTGGCACCGAGTCCGGGTTCAGCATCTTGGCAAGGCCGTAGGCGTCGGTCGGTGCTTGGGACGCAGGGGTGCCAGTTGCCATCCATAGCCATGTGTCGGAAGTGATCAGTTCGTTGAGCGCCTTCCACCGGTTGGTCGTCGCGGTCTTCACAGCGTTCGCCTCGTCGATGATGACAAGGTCGAAGCCACCGGCCTTCAGCTCCTCCAGCACCGTCTGCACGCCGTCGAAGTTGATGATGACGAACTCGGCATCGGACTGAATGATCTTGGCCCGCTTGCGCCGGTCGCCGTAGGCCACGTCAACGCGTCGGTGCATGACCACCTTGAACAGATCCGCCTGCCATGCTGAGGACATGATTGACAGAGGGCAGATGACGAGGGCTCTCTTGATGTAGCCTTTGTTCATCAGGTAGTCCGCAGCCCATGCGAAAGCGGCTGTCTTACCAGTGCCCGGATCGTTGAAGCAGAAGGCTCGCTTGTGGAGCGTCATGAACGATGCTGTCGTCCGCTGGTGGTCGAAGGGTTTGTAAAGCCCCGGCCATTTGTAGCGCCCTTCGATGGGGGACGGCACCCCTTTGATGCCGATGTTCTTCAGCACCCGCGCCTCATCCAGCCCCCAGTGGACAAGCACATGACCATCGTCGAGCAACTTGCTTTTCGGAATGGTGTTCAGCACCCGCTGTGGATTGCGGAGCTTCAACAACAGGGCTTTGTCGTCAATGATCTGCATCGTCACTCCAGAGTGATCTTGCTCTTCTTCGCCATGTGAATCAGCCGCACTGCCTGAGTCTTGGCATCATCAAGCGCGACGTGTCCGGTACCTATACGCTCGATGCGATCTTTGAGGAACATAGTGGACATAGTCCGATAACACCTGTCATTCCAGAAATGCCAAGGGGTATCGTGCTTGATAGCCCGGTACGCAGCGGCCAGCAGTGCGTTGTCGAAGTTGGCACCGTTGCCCCACACAACTACGTCCTCCAGCGGGGGCATCCATACCGCGAGCTTGATCAGAGCAACCTCAAGCGGGAACTCTCCTTTGAACGCGGCCTCTCTCGCTGCATCAGACTGCTTGCTCCACCACTCAAGGGTGCTCTTCTGTGCGCGTAGGCCTGCCGCCTTACACGACTCCGTGTTGATCGTGACATAGAACTCGCCCTTGATCCCCTCTTCAACGCTGAATTTCACAGCGCCAATAGACAGGATGATGTCCCCCGGACGTGTACCAAGGGTCTCGATATCTACCATGACATGTTGTTTCACTTGCGCTCCTAGACAAACGGAAACCGCTTGAGGGACAAAGTCCGTCAAGCTCAGAGCCCCGAAGGGCGGACAAGCCTAGCACCTTGCGATGCTAGGCGGTATAGGGAGAACCCGGGGTCAGCCCCCGGACTTCGGTCCCTTGAAATTGCGTGCGCTGTTTGCGCTGAAGCTCTTGAGCTTCACGTTCCCCGGCTTGCTCTTGCCACCATCCTTGATGGGGGTAACGTGGTCGAGAGCTTTACCTTTCCGTGACGCCTTGCCGTTCTCTTTGTCCCAAGCACGTCGCGCCCGCTGACGTTCGGACTGCTTGGCACGTCCACCATCCGCCAAGAAGTCGGCGTATTCCTTCTTATGGTCGCGGTCAGCCTTGTTCTTGTAAGGCATTTCAACCTCCATTTAGCCCGTTGTGCGGGCAAGACATCACCACACAGTGTCTCTTACAGAGTCCCGAAGGATTGGGGTTCCACACACCCGTGCGGTGTGCATTCTCAAGACGCTTGACGTCAGCCATCCACTGCTGCCAGTAGATCTTCTCTTGCTCAGAGGCATACACCGCTGGCTTGAACGAGTTCGCCACGACGAACAGCAGTCCTGCTTTGACCTTCTTGATATTCGGGAAGTGCTTGAAGACCATCAAGGCCATGAGTTCGAGCTGCGCAGTGTCGGCATACTTGGCCGACTTGCCGGTCTTGTAGTCGATGACCCGTGCAACACCGGTCTCATGGTTGACGATGAGCAAGTCAGCGATGCCCCGGCACCAGACGTTCGGATCTTTGAACCCGCAGGGCTCGAAGTCCTTCGTCAGCCCCATCTCGTACTCGCAGAACTTCTCCCCGGGCAGCGCACGGAGCGTGTCAAGCTGGCCCTTGACGTAGTTGAACGCCTCGGGCAGATCCACCCCGTCGCGGATGTACCGCTCCGCTGCCTCGTGAAAGTTCGACCCGTACAGCGTGGCCTCGGTGTACTCAGGCTCCTTGTAGTTTCTTGCGACCTTGATCTCAAAAAACTTTTTTGGACAAGTCTTGAACGACTTGAGAGACGAGAACGACCAAGGTCCAGGCAGGCTCATGACGTGGCAGCGCGGGCCATAGGCCCGTCCTCCATGATGGATAGCGTGTGCTGGAGGATACGCGCTTCTGCCCCAAGCTGCAAGGCCACTTCACGGGCCTCGGCGTAGTGGTGCTCAAGGCACAGGTCATGCGCTTTGCGCAGCATCTGCTGGATCTTCATCATCGGCATAGCGTAGTCGATGACCTCGTCAGTCTTCATGCAGTTCTCCATAGTTGTAGCCCCACTTCGATTCACAGTTGAGCGGGCACCCCTGAGCCCAGTCAGGCACCCAGCGCATGCAAGACTCGACGTAAGCCCTCGCCGCTTGGCGCTCGTCCTCGCGAGCCAATGCTATCACGCTGTCATGCACAGTGAGCTTGACGGGTAACTTACGGGAGATGCGTAGCATCTGACTCATGACGATGATACGTGCCAGTGCTTGGGTAAGATTCTCGATGAGCTTCCCACCGTAGATGTTCACCACACCAGTGTCATCTTTGTAGCGCCACTCAACGAAGCGCTCACCCTGTGCACGGTGGAGTTGTGGATAGCTGATGTAGAGCCCGCTGGGCAGCTTGATACCCTTCTTCCCCTCGATCAGCGCCACACCTTCACGCCCCAGCCACATGCTCTCATCGTTGTACATAGAGCGGATAGACTCTTCTCCCCGTGCCCACAGGTCAACGATATGCGGCACACTGCCACGGTAGGTGTTGATGATCTTCTCACACTCTACGATGTCAAGGTCGACCGACAGTGTTGCCGCCTTGAGCGTCGCCTTGAGCTTGCCTGCGCCGGTCTGGTAGCCGCAGCCGAGCGTCACCGTCTTTCCAACGAAGCGCTCTAGCTTGTCAGCCTTAGTCACAGTCTTACCGTAGATCTTGGTTGCCAGCTTGCAATACACATCAACGCCGTTGGCGAAGTCGTTGACCAGATCTTCCTGCCCCGCCAGCCACGCAAGCACCCGCGCCTCAATGTTCGAGGAGTCGCAGTCGATGATGACGTAGCCCGGGGGTGCCTCGATGCAGGCCTTGAGGTCGGTGTTGCCACGCGAGGGCAGGTTCTGGAGGTTGACCCCGTCCCCGCCAGATGACCGTTTTGTTCGCGCATAGGCGTACTTGAGCGGCACGGGGAAGGCATCGCCCCGGGTCGAGATGCCGATGAAGCGCTCGGTGCGCGTCTCCTCCAAGGTGCTCTTGACGCCGAGTCGTGCAGCAGCTACCGCTTGCACCCGCTCATCTTCATGCTCAAGGAGAGCCTTCATGCCCGGGTCGGTCTTGGCGAAGGCAAAGGCGGGCTTGCCTGTCGTTGCACTGATCTTTGTCGGCGGATCAACGCCGAAGCCCTTGAGCACCTCTGCGAACTTCTGGTTGCTCATGAGCAGGTCAACCTCAACCCCTGCCGCTGACAACAACTCCGCTTTCCGTTCCCGCACCGCTGCGAGGTGCGCCTCCAGCTTGTCGCGGTTCAGCTTGAGCATCGGCTCAGTGAACATGCGAATATGCAGGTCGATGAGCATCAACTCCTCGATGGGGAACGGCCCTCGGAAGTCAGCCTCGGTCGGGTTGTACCAGCCGGTAGACATGAGACCCCATAAGTCATAGCACAGGTCAACGTCGTGCAGGCAGTACTCAGAGTATTGTCGAAACTCCCCCGGCGACATGTCGGAGCACCTACGCCCCAGCATATTCATGACATAGGTGCCTTTGTCCTCCAAGTGGTAGCGCTTCGCCAGCGACGCCAAGGAGTTGTTCCGGGCACTGAACATGGCACGGGCCATACTGAGGGTATCGAGCCACGCGCGGGGTTTGACCCCGAACTTCCATGCCAGGATGGCACCGTCGAAGATTGTGTTATGACACAGGATCGCGTACTGTCCCCAGGGCACCGCATCACACCACTGCTTGATCTCAAGGTGCGTGCCAGAGACAACCTCCTTCGATGAATCCGGCCAGCGCACGCCGAGCATGATGACTTCAAAACGCGGGTCGCGGATGTACTCTTCGGTGGTGAGTTTGGTGAGGCTGTACTCGCGGTCATAATAGGTTTCAAAGTCAAGTGCGACTACCTCCATTACGTGTTCTCCCAGAGCCAGCGGTCGAGTAGGTCAAGGGTGTCTTCTCGCACCACCATCGCGGCACCGCCCGCCTGTTCGATCTTAGTCATCTCTTGGTCTTGTAGTGCGGTGGGCTTGTTGAACCCGGCTTTGCACTCCACGCCCAAGAACTTCCCACGGTGACACACGATGATGTCGGGGATACCTGAACGTCCATAGCCTCCCGTGACGGGGTAGAAGTAGTACCCCTTGTGTTTCTTGATGATCTCAACGGCCTTCGCCTTGACTTTGGATTCAGGTGTGTTGGCCATGTTTTCTCGGTTCCAGTGCCGTGGTATCCCAAACATAAATGCGTGGTTTTGTGGGATGTGCAGGCTCTTCGTAGTGGATGAAGCCCTCGGCGTGAAAAGCAAAGAGGTAGGCACGGATGGTACCCAGGTGCATGCCTGTCAGTTCTGCAAGCTCACGTCCTGTGCGCGGAGCCTTGATCAAGAGTGCGATGAGGTCCGCAATCTTCGGTGGGTGTTCGGTGTTGTATGGCATCAGAAGAGTGCCTCCTCACCTTGTCCGCGTTGGGCATGGTCCTGCTTAGCGAACCACCGTGCGACCAGTACGCGCTCCGCGTCGGTCTTGAAGGGCCACGCCCAGCGGGCGAGGGTAAGTCCTGATGGGTGCATTACTCTCTCCACAACAGCAGGGCGAAAGCCCCGGCAAGGTTGGCAATGGCGATGAGTTCGATCATGGGTTGTCCTTCGTTGGTGGGTTCCAGGCCCATATGGTGGCGTTGACCGCTGTCTTTCCGCACCTTGTGATCAGGCCCTCATCCTCTAGTGCCTTGCGCCAGCGGTAGATGACTCCTCTGTCGAGGCCGGTCAGCGAAGCGAGTTCGTCAACAGTCCTTGGGGCCTTGACCCACAGGGCTAGCATATCCGCCCACCTCTTGATGTTGTCAGCTCTTGCCACCTTCTCTCCTCTGAATTTCTCTGTCGATATACCACCGGGCCTTCTTGAGATCCTCGATGGCGTCGTGTTTCAGATCTGCACGCCAGATGTACTTGACGGCGTTGCCGAGACAAAAGCTCATGTGCTCGGTGATTTGGATGCACTCGACACCTGACGGGTGCTCGGTGTAGTGTTGAGGGTGATTGACTGGGTCGTGCATACGGGTATTCTCATTTCACAGGGAACGCCTTCGAGTTCCCACGGGCCTGTCCACACTTGCCGATCATGCGGCGGGTCGGTGCGGCGGCGGCAGGTTGCGCACTCTGGCAGGTCAGTGCCGAGGCAGCGGGCTACGTCGGCGGGGAGGGTCATGTCTTGCTCCTTGCATTCCAAACCACCGCGCCAACGCTGCACAACACAGATGCGGCGAACGCGCAGAGAGATGCCCAAAACACCCACCCATACTCGGGCTTGCGTGTGCCCACGACCTCAGTGACGCACTGCACGGCGAACACAATGGCGGTGATATGGACCGCTGCACGCAGCCAGAAGTAGTCGATCTTTTTCATGTCTTGCTCCTCTCTGCCAGCATGGCGTCGGCATGTATATACCGTGCGATCTGGCGCCAATCGCGGGGCACGACGAGCGAAATTTCGCGTCGGCCCATGCTGTTGATTTGCACTGTTTGGCGCTTCGTCCTTTCGCGCAGATCCTCGATATCGGCGTCGCTCGCCTTCGCCGCGAAGTAATCGCGCAGGGTCATGCCTTGAAAGTTAGCCATTCCGTTGGAATCACACCAAAACGGAAACGCCGGTCCTCCGGTGTCTTTCATATCTTCCTCCTTATCCACCGCCACAGCGGCAGCAGTGCTAGTCCGTTGACGAAACCGCGCAGGAAGGCGCGGAATTTCATGTCTTCCTCCTCGCCCTGATCTGCTCCGCGCACCGCTGCGCAATGCCCTCGATGCTGGCGTGCTGGTCGCAGATGTCGGCGCAGGCTTCGCGCTCTGCTGCGGCGGCGAGGGTATAGAAGTGGATAAGCTCGCGCGGGAGGAGCACAAAGAACTTGCCGTCCTCGTACAACCCAGCCTCCCGCGCCATGCGGATGATGTCTTCGCGGGTCATTTCTGCTCCTCCGCTTTGGCGATGGCTGCAATTGCTGCCGCGTACCGCTTGGGGTGGTGTTTCTTGATGTAGGCGGAATTTGTGAAGCTGATCAGCGCCGCCAGCAGTTCCTGATTCACCGCGTGCAGGTGGCGCAGTTCGGCTGCGGCATAGGGCAGCAGATGCAACCTTGCGGACTCGGCGTCTTCTAGTTGCGCAGCCAGACGCAAGGCTTCGGGCCGATTTGCTTTCGCATCTTTGCGCAACCGCTCCATCCACCAACCGTGGTCTTCCAGCGGCGATATTTCTTCAGCCATTATTCTTCTCCTTCCAGCCCACTTCCATATTTAGCCAACCGATGCCGATCCAAAAACCATGCAGATCGTCTCGACCAAACGCGAGTGCGGGCCACACAAGCCAATGCGGATAGTTTCGCTCAAAGTACATCATGTGTTTTTCTCCTTCAGCGCTCGCTCAGCCGCCGCAACAGCGGCGATCCAGATACCCAGACCAATGCCCGCATCGCATCCGTAGAAGGTGCCTCTCGGGACTGTGTCTGTAAGGGTCATTGCCTCCTGTGTTGTCAACGACTGCCACTCGCGGCGAGGTGGATGGGTGTAGAGAACGCGCAGTTTGCGTCCGGTGCGAGCCTCATAGTCACCAGCTTCGGGCCACACATCGTGGCCTTTGCCAGACTTCATGGCTTGATCGAACGAGATCCGATCTGCAAACGCCACCGGCTCCTGCTGCTCCAGCGCGGCGCGGAGGGCGGTGATGGCGTCCATAACCTGCAATCGCTGTTTTTCAGCGGAACCAACGTCGTAATGCGTTGCCTCCAGCGCCTCCAGCGCCTGCTGGGCGGCTTCACGCAGTGTTGTCATGCCATCCCCTCCCAAGCAGCCGCCACCACGACGGCGGTGAAAATCGCGACGACCACGACCCAGAACCACATCGTGTCCTCCTTCGGGTCCTCGTTCTCCTGTCCGATGTCGGTGACGGCTTCCGCCGCCTCGGGATAGCGCCCCTGCTGGTCTGTACCTTTGGGGAGTCGACGCACTGTCGGCTCGGTGCCATCGGAAAACTCAGTGTCTTCGTATTTCACGATACCTCCTTGGGGATGTGGAGTAGGTCCTCCTTCAGCCGCTTGTGAAACGTCTCTTCTCTGTCGTCACTAGAGAGCAGGAAGTCGATACGCTCTAGGTACACCGCTGCCACCATGAGCAGCACGAGTCCCTTGTGGAACTCTGCCAGTGTCTCCTTGCTGAACTCGTCGTTGGTCTCGATAACGGACGCAAGTCGGTCCGCCATGTTCTGCATGCGACACTGCTCGTAGTCGAAGTAACCGCCACTCATACCAACTCCTTTCTCGGCACATGCCGCGCCAGCAGCCACTTGTCACCCAGCCGACGGAGGGCGCGGACCCATGCCCGCTGATTGTGCCGATCTAGGCGGCGGTCGCCCGAGGCCCACAGAGCCCGGGCACGGCGAAGTATTTTGGTGTTCATTCGTCACCTCGCACTTGTGCGATCAAACCTTCCGCCGCGTTGACAGCGGCGATAGTGGCGTCGTCGCGTTCTCTGTCGTGAATAACAGCGAGCAGCTCCTCCAGACACTGGAGTAAACCGGGGGCTGCGGCAATCAGGCGTGCGTCGGCCACCTCATACCCTGCGTTGCGCAGTGCCTGCGGGATGTCCATCGCACCCCTGAAGCTGCCCGGGAGGTCCGACCAGTCCACCACCACACCTGCGGCGTCGGCACCGAAGATGTATGTCTCGGGATCAAGGAGTCCCGGGATGTTGTCGATTTCAGGCATGCCCGTGGGCTTGGGCTTGACAGCGCTGACCACGACGTACTCGTGGCCCTCGTGCGGGGGCTCCATGCGGAACAACTCCGCTTCGCCCCGAAAGCTGTCCAGCTTCTTGATTTTGTGTGCAATCTTGTTTGTCATTTGTGCTCTCCAAAAGCGTTCAGCCATGAAAAACGCCCTGCCCCTGCGGGGTGTAAAGCGTTCGGCCAACAAAAACGCCCTGCGTTTGCAGAGCGTTGAGTGGGGGACGTTGTTGTCGTTCAGGCGGTGCGCCACACGCGCAAACCATCGGACATGATGGCGGTGCGGGTCTCAATCTCGTTGCCACCGTACCCAGCGTCGGTCATGAGCACGGCGTTGAACCGGTTCCGTGCGTTCAGCACCTTGCGACGCCACGAGTCCACCAGCTTCTTGCCCTCGTCACCAGCCGTGTCGAAGGGGATCAGGAAAGAGTGACCGACTCCCATGACAGCGAACGGGAACATGGTGCCACGACGGCCCGGGCGGGTGCCCTTGGGGATGGAGATGTCTGCTTCGACTTGGAACATGTTGTCCTCTGATGCGCCCGTTGAGTAGCAGCGGGCGAAGGGTTAGCGCACCGGGCTCGGTGCTTGATTGACGGCTACTCCGTTGATTGGTGGTCCGACTCTACCAACTCTTTGTCGGCGGGTCAACGCCCATGGGCTCAATCCAGTAAGAATTTTCGCCTACCCGCACGCCGATGTTGTAGATTGTCTCAGGGTGCCCAGCGTCCAGCAGCGCCATCGCCTCAAGCATCCACCGGGGCAGCACATCGCGGCGATAGGTACCGGTGTGCACCTCCTCAGGCATCGGTGGGTAGGTCGTGACGTTGACGTACTCCGGGGGCAGGCTCAGGGTGGCGTTGATGTGGTAGGACGACTTGGGGTTGCGCTTGGGGTCAAGCATTGGCTTCCTTCTTGGCTCTCTGTTCCGCCCGCTCCTGCTCTTCCTTGGCGTCGGCGGCGGCCCGCATCGTTGCGAACTGCACCGGGCCCAGCGTGCTGATGCTGGGCATGTTGCCATCTGTCAGCGGCATTGCCATCTCCCTGTTGTTGGTGTAGTCTTTGGAATACCACGTCTGGATCTTGTAAACATCGTGTCCAGAGAGGAGTTCAAAGATCGCCATCGCTGCCTCTTTCGGCACGATGAACTTGTTGTGGTCGATGCTTAGGATTACTTTGTCGAACTGTGCTTTGCTCATGATAGTTCCTAGGGTTGGGGGAGCGACACCCGGTCCGCGCCGGGACCGCTTCGCGGTGTCAACGCGCCGCGTCATACAACGCCTCGACCACCTTGAACGGCGGTGCTTCGACGTCGATGGTCGTTTGCCACAACGTGTTGTTGGGTAGTATTGCCTCTACCTTCCACGGTGTGTTTGCTTTCCTACTGATCTCGGCAATCATTCTGTAGGGTCCTCCGTCTACCGACTCTCGCAGTACGTAGACCAGCAGGCCTGCACCTCCGAAGTCGACCCAGAGTCTGTTGGGTCTTAGTGTGTCACTTAGCAGCGTCATACAGTGCCTCCGCCGCCCCTAGGGGCGGGTCAATGGATTCAAGTTTTATAGACCAGCGGTCTTCAGTCCTGTCTCTTTGAAAACTTATTGCTATCCATGCTTGGCCTCCTGACCTGTATATAGCCAGCAAAGAGCGTGTATCCAGAGCCTTGCGTATCTCACTTGACCAAATGGTGGGCCTTACCTCGTAAAGGGTAAAAGCCCCATTGTCCTCTCTCCAATACCTGTTGGATCGGAGCGCTGGTATCGTGTCACTTAGCAGCGTCATACAGTGCCTCCGCTAATTGGAACGGTGGGTTGGGGCTTGGTGGGAGTTTCATCTGGGACGTCATGTCAAAGGGCCAGCGCGGTGTTGTAGTGAGAGTCCACCCGGGCTCGCCCCAAATACGTGACAGCGTCGCCCGTCGTTTGATCGTGCTGTATCCCTCCGGCATGGTGTAGGGTACGTACAGGCTGTAGGCTTCAACGAGCTTGTCCTCGACAGGGTGCCAGCTTCGGCCCTCACCGAGGGGCTTGGGCACCTCAACACACTGCGTCATAAAGTACCTCCGCTAACTCAAAGGGTGGATCGTCAGACTCTCTGAGTCTGACTTGCCATTGAACGCCGCCGTTCAAGAACGCTGACACAAACCAGCCGTCGAGAAAGCCAGAGTGTGTCAACGTCGCCAGCCACTTACCCTCTTCAATACCATCCGGTGCTTTGTGGTATTCAAACAACCCGTACTTCCGTGGGCGAGCGCGGCTTATGAGCGCCCACTCCCGCCCGGGGCGGAGCCCGGGGACGGGCCCATCAGGCTGGGACATACAGCGTCTCCCCCACCGGGGCGCGGAGCCCCTTGGTGCTGATGCACCACAGCGTCGGGTGCTTGAGGTCCGCAGGCCACGGCGTGTAGCCATCGGTGAAGACGATCACCGCGTTGGGGTTCAGCCCCCGCTGGTCGATGAAGTTGAACAGGGTCCGCACGTCGGTACCCCCGCCACCCTTGGGCTTCGTCGCCTTGACGATGTCCTGCACCCGCTCGCCCTCGTAGGACTCGTGTGCTGCGACTGCCCAGTCCCAGTAGATCACGTCGACCATCTGTGGAGAGACGGCCTCGCAGGCACTGGCGACCTCGCTCAGTGCACGTCGAAGTTGCTCGTCGTCGATGGAGCCGCTGGTGTCTATGCCGATGACGATGCGGTCGACCGCTTCTGTGTACCGTGATGGCAGGTAGAGATCCTGCCCGAGCCAGCGTCGAGCGGGCCGAGCCCACGTCGACAGGTCGCCGCCCTTGGCGGTGTTGGTCAGCCAGTCACGCAGCACGTCCTGCCAAGGCACCACAGGCTCAAGGAGAGACGCAATGTCCCGGGACATGCCAGCACCCGTCTTGCCTGCGATCAGCGCCCCTTGGCGCAGCGCGTTGTCGACCGCCTTGGCCACCTCCTCGGCCTCGGCCTGAGTCAGGGGTGCGGGTCCGTCACCCTCGCCGTCACCCTCGCCGTCCCCATCGCCCGCCGCAGGCTGGTGCTGGTCGAACTGTTGACCCTTGGGGCCGTTGTCCTCCTTGCCCCCGCCGCCTTGCGGCTTGGACTGGGCCTGTTGTTTGAGCCGCTTGTACACCTCACCGGTGTCGAGCCCATCGTACTGCGGGTCACAGTACGCGTTCTCCCAGATGGTGATGAACTGCCCGCCCGGGTCCATCGCCTTGAGCATGTTGTTGATCACCATGTCCTTGGCAATGTTGGACAGTTGCGCGTCTTCCTTGTCGAGCTTGGCCCACGTCGTCATGTGCATGAGCATAACGTGGAAGTATTCGTGCAAGACGACGAAGCGCAGCAGTCTGTCGTCGCACTGGTTGATGAACTTCCGGCCATAGAAGACATCACGCCCGTTGGTTGCCGCTGTCGGGATGTCGTCTACCACTTGCCACGAACCGATCATCAGGATCGGTGAGATGGCGGTGAAGCGCTCGTCGCGCATGATCTTGCTACGGGCCTTGGTGATGCGCTCTTCTGCTGTCAGATTCATGTGGTTCTCCTTCGGAGCCCCCGTGAGGGGGCGGGTTGTGGTGGGTTGTCAGCCCATGATCCAGTTGTTAGCCATGCACCAGTTGGTGAATGGCTTGTTGAATGCAGCGAACTTGGCACGCTGCGGGATACGCAGGAACTGGTTGACGAACACTGCTTGCAGCTCCATCGGCAAGCGCTTCATGTACACCATCACCGGGTCGAGCGTGTCCTCTGTGGTGCGAGTGATCGCACGGTGCACCAGCATCATGCACATCGTCGGCGTGTCAGGCACCGGGGCTTGGAGCGGGCTCGTCACGATGGCCTTCCATGAGGGCAGCTTGTTGCCCATCTGCACGAACACATGCAGGTCAGCGGCGGAGCGAGCGCCGATCAGGCCAGCGAGCAGGCCCCGCATGGTGTCGTCGTCGAGGTGCTCGGCGTCGTTGAGCACGCGACCGGCAGCGGTCATGCTGCGCGGAGAGCAGAAGGCCTTGCGGCTCGGGTCCTTGCGGTGCCAGATGTAGGGGTTCTGGTCCGGGTTGGCCACGGTGTCGTCGTCGGCCAAGGTCTGCGGCGTCTCCTGCACCCACGCCAGCACGGCAGGGTTGCCGTCGTTTGCCAGCGAGTAGTTGATGTACTCCTCGACGGTGGGCTTGCGCATCGCGATCACCGACATGCGGTTGCGGACGTGGAGCTGGAGCGTGTCACCCACGCCCTCGGAGCTGAGGTTGGTGGTTGCGAACACCACCGAGCCAGCGGGAAGCGGGCGGGTACCGACACGGCGATCCAGCACGACAGGGAGGAGGGCATTCTGAACTGACCTCGGAGCCTTGCCAAACTCATCCAGGCAGATGACGACGGGCTGCTCGCCATGCACACCGAACACCTCGTTTGGATAGAAGGTGCTGGTCCCCGTGGCGTGGTTCACGCTCGGGATCTGGATGTCACCCACGTCGATCTGGGTGCAGTCGATGTAGACCTTGCGGTGCGTCGGCAGGTTGAGCATGCCGAGGATCGAAGACTTGCCCGAGCCCGAGGGACCCTCGATGAGCACGGTGGTGTGCTGGCCGACGGCGTTGATAGCGGCGGCGCATTGGTTGATGCTGAGTTTCATGATGTGTTTCCTAGAGATTGATTTACTGATAAAGGGGCCGAAGCCCCGGGGGTCACAACGAGAACTTGTCGAGGATGTCGTCCATCGCCTGCTTCGTGGCCCGTTGCAGTTCAGGGCTCTCCTTCAGCGAGTCCATGTCGACGCGGGTCAGCGCCCGCTCCAGATCACGCCGCGCTTCCTCAAGGCGCGGGTCGTTGGTGACGTTGAGATCACTCAACATCTTGCACAGCTCAAGGCCCTGCTCCAACATGCTGTCGTAGAGCTTCGGGCGACGACGCTTTTTAATCTCCACCGACACCACCGTGCCGGTGTCGTCAGTCGTGGGGACCTCCTCGACCTCGTCGGGGTTGTACTCAAGCACGGCGGTCATCCTCTCCCGCACCCAAGAGACTTGGTCTCGCACCCTGTTCCACGTATCCTGCACAGCACCGGCCACACGCTCGGCGGTGGCCTTCTCGTACTGCTCGGCAAGCTGACGCTGTGCCTCGTGGCCGATGTCCACCCGAAAGTCCCCCGACGAAGGCAGTGGGCTGAGGGATAGCCCGAAGCGGAACTTCGCCGCCACCTCGTCGGCCAGCGGGTACTCACTACGATCGAAGAGCGAGCCCATCTCGAAGGCCTGCTTGCTGATGGCTGTGCCATAGGCGGACACGAAGGCCCGCACCAACCCGTCGAACTTGGTTTCGTACTCCGCCGCCTTGCCCACGACGTCGAGGTACTGCCTCGTGGTGATCAGCCTGTTTCCGTTGTCATCCCACGGCAAGGTGTGGGAGTTGAACCAGACACGGGCCTCGCTGCGCAAGGCCTTGATCGCCTCCAGCTCGGGACACTCGCTGAACAGGTTCTTCGAGACACTCGCTGCTTTCTTGGACTTGGCACCCTTGTTGGCGAGCACCTCGTCCTTGGTGCGCTTGTCTTGAATGCGTGCTTCCCACACGCTGATGTTGAGGCTGCCGAGCATGGCGGCGGTGGTGATGTCGATCATGGTTACCTCTCTCGGGTTGTGGGGGCACAGCCCCCGGGGGTTGATGTCAGCCCTTGCACGGGCGCAGGTTGATGACGATGCCGGGCGAGCCTCGCCCGTACCACATGGCACCGTGGATGTCGCGCACGCGCACTGAGCGGTAGTCCTTGCCGTGCGTCCACGAGCGGCGCGTCAGCCGACAGGGGGCCCAGTCCACGACCGTGCCGAGCACGTTGCCCTTCCACCCCGTGAGGTGTCGCCCATCGCTGGACAGGTAGCCCGTGAAAGGCAGTGTGCGGTCGAGTAGCTCGCGGCGTTGCCTGATGTCCACGCCTTCATCGGAGAGGACTTCGCCCTCTGGCGTGTATGCGTAGTTGAACGTGCAGCCCTCTTGCGCTGCGATGAACGTCTTCCATGTCTCGGCACAGGTGAGTGTGTCACCTATGTTAATGTCTTTCATGGTCTATCGCCTCTTGGTTGTGGGCACCGTGGTGCCCGGGTTGTCAGTTGAAGGTGATGAAACACACGAGGCACTCCCCGTGTGGGCGGAGTTCGATCATGTCGCCATGATCGACGGTGACGGTGCGCTTTCCCGTCCAACCTACGGCGTGCTTGGCACGCCTGACGATTGAATACCTCGACAGCCCCTCCGGGGCTTCCAGGGTTTGTCGCTTGGCCCAACCGTAGTTGGGTTCGTGTCCGAACGTGTCGGTGACTTCGATGTTGATGTTCATGATACCCTTCCAGCCCCCGACAGGGGGCGTTGTTTACCGGTAAATTCCGCCCTTGTTGTTGATGCCGTGCAGGTCCCGCTTATCGGTCAGCAGGACGTAGTTCGATTTGTGCATGGGCACCACCGTCCAGCTCTTGCGCTCAGCTTTGGCGTCCTCTTCCCCGCACCATAGGCACAGGCGGTAACCCAGGGCGGTACGCCGGGGGTCGATGTCGTCCCCGCACCGGGGGCATATGCTGTGTGTCATGTCAGTCCTTCGCGCCCTTGCGGGCGGGGTTGAAGTTGTCCGGTGCCACGGGGATGTCCCCCGTGCGCTTGCAGTACTCGACGCACTCGTCGTGCGATGCGTGGCGCATCACCGACAGGTGCCCGGTCGGGTTGTAGCTCGACCACTGCGTGGGGTGGCTGAGCTTGGGGAGCCCCGCCTTGAGTTGGTGCCATGATGGCATGTCACAGCCCCACCATTGCCGCACGGATAGCCGTCACGGTGTACTTGGCACCGTCCGGTGTGTGCGTGATCCCCGCCATGTGCAGGCGGTCGAGCATCGCGTGAGCCGCCCGCTCCCTCGGAGTCATGCTCCGCGTGAACGAAGACCAGTGGCGATACTGCTTGATGCAGTCCATAGCCGTGCGATACAGACCCTCATCGTTGAGAATCCACAGAGTTACGTTGCGATTAGCCATTGTCACTCCTATATTTACCAGTAAACAAGCCCCCGAGGGGGCACCGGGTCAGGCGAAATACCGTCCGACGATGACCTCGTCGTCGCCGACGAGGCGGAACAGCACGCCACTAAAGAATGTCTCCGACACGATCCCGTCCCAGCCTTTGAACTGATCGAAGCCCAGCTCGCGGGTGATGCTCTGACTGTCATACACGTCGTACCAGCAGCCCAGGTACCGCACGAACCGTGCGGTGTAGTCGCCGTCCTTGGCGACATAGTCGAAGTCAGCCCGGACGTTGTCCGGCAGGTCGAGCAGGCACGCCAGCGGGCGTGGCTTGTTGTTGGTGATGATGTCCACGTTACTCACTCCTATATTTACTAATAAACTCTGACCCGTAGGGGTCAGGCCTCGTTCAGCGCGGCCCACGCTGCGCTCGTCGCACGGGGGCAGTCGTACCCGTTCAGCAGGCCACGCTTGCTGGCCTCGTTCAGCAGGCGGATGTACATCCGCCGCTCGGCGGATGTCCTGCTCATCGCCTCGCCCTCGCGCAGGCGATCCGAGAGCCGCGCCGACTTGTCGGCGATGGCGTCCTTGTATCCCCCGTCGAAGTTCGACGGGAGGCTGATCTCCCGGCACACCGCCCGCAGCATGGGCAGCGGGTCCCACGCCTCGGTGGCGCGGATCTCTTCCAGGCACCGCGCCTCAAGCTCGGTGCGGGACTTTGTCTTGACGTTGTCGTTCATGGTCTGTCGCCTTTAAGTTACCGCAGCACATGCTGCCCACAATACGCCACTGCGGCGCACTCTGGGCAGGGGGCCACGCCCCCTGCGAACCCGTACTACCGGCTAGGCTTGCACCGTGCGGACGAACCGCACCATGCACCCGCCGAGGCGAACAAGTCCGCCCGGGTTTGTCAATGAATTGTTTGTCGGTTGACGTTTAGGTATCGTCAACAACCTGCACAGGGTCTTTCCCCTGCGGCCTACGCGCCAAGCGGATTCTTACCGTCGGTCACGTCGAGAGCGAGCAAGCTCGCAAACTGAAAACACGGGCGCACATCTGTCGCACCCCCTATGTCCTACCGGGCAGAGTCATGTGATTGCCGAACTCCACAACGTACCGACGCCTTACACGGTGCGTGCACCGTCGCGTTTGAGGGCCTTGTTGCTTCGTTCCATCCGAGTCACATGTAACTGCCTTCCAGCATAGGGCGGATCGTTTTGTGTGCTTTGCACTGGTTCAGTGTCTTGTCACTGTATTTACTGGTAAATACAGAAAGCCCCGGTGATAACGGTGCGCGTGTCAGACGCACCTCCCGGTGATGAATTGTTAAAGAGCTGGTGTTTGATACGATCTCCCACCGAACACATAGTATAACACAATGTGTCGTCTATGTCAAGCATTTCGTTCGTCAATAGCGTCCTCAAGTGGGTCCTTTCCGACGTTGGTGTTGGTGACGTTGGTGTTGGTGGTGTGCGCCTCAGCCCAGCGCAGCCAGTGTGCATGCTGGCCCTCCGTCAGCTTCGAAGCGTGCACCCTCCCTTCAGTCACCTTCAGCCCCAACGCTGACATCAACATCACGTTGCCCGACTCGTAGGGCAAGGTCTCCCCTCCAGGAGAACGGATGTCAATAGATCGGAAGAGCGTC